CCGCCACGTGAAAGCGTAGCAAACGAAGCACCTGTTGGACTACTAAAACAAGTAGGTCGTAAAATAGGAGCAAAAGTTGCTGGAGCAGTTGGTGCTAAAGGTACAGCCGCTAAATTAAGTGGTGCGGCTGAAGTAGGTGACGAAGCAAGACAGTTAAAAGTAGCACTTCAAGGATATGCAGGTAAAACTGGTATAAACATAAAACAAATGCAAGGTCCACAACTTGCGGCATTTTTAAAATCAAAAGGTTATCCAAATATGCACCTTAAAGGTGTACAAGGCATAATGACGCCTAAACAAATAGATCAAGCAATAATGACTGCGGCGCAAGATGCCGCAAAAGCAGACGGTGACGGTACAGTAGGAACTAGTACTGCACCTGCACAACCTAGTGCGCCGGCCGCAGGAGCGGCTAAAGGTACTAATGTAGCAGGAAAGCCTACTACAGCACAAGCACCACAAGTTGACAAAAACAAAGATGGCAAAGATGATGCTACAGGTGAACCAATGGGTGCAAAAGTTATTCCAATGAAAAAGCCAGGTGCAGGTATTACTCCTGAAATGCAAAAACAATTAGATGCACTTACACCAACTGAGAAAAAAGTACTGGCTGGAGCAATATAATGAAACTACAAGAAGTAACAGGATTTAATTCACGTACAGCAACTATCCTTAACGAAGGATATCAAGATCTAACTGAACAACAAATACTTTATTTAGGCAAGTGGGAAAAAGAACTTTGGCCACTAGTTGAACAGTATACAAAATTAGCAGAACAAGAACTTACTAAGCAACAAGTATTAGACATCTTTAGCGGTGCTGAACAAGTTGCTATGGACAGCGGTGATAATAAAACAATCGCAGGTAAAGTAGGCGCAGGTGCGGCGGCTGCCGCTAAACTACCTGTTGATATTGCTAAAAAGGTTGATGCTAAAATTAACGAACTAGGCAGATTAGCACAAAATGCAGGTCCAGTTAAAAACGCAGATCAAAAGTTTGAAGATCTTAAAAAACAAATTACAGCAAACAACAGTGACAGTAAAATTGTACAAGGTATACAAAAAATAAGTGACTGGGCAAAAGAAAATCCAGGCAAAGCAAGTATAGCAGTTGGTGTTCTAACTACTATGGCGGCATTTGCAGGTGGTCCAGCAGGCGGTGCGGCCGCAGGTTTAATACTACGTGCATCTAAAGATTTATTGCAAGGTGAAAAACTTTCAACAGCAGTTGGTAAGTCAGTTAAAACAGCGGCATATGGTGCTCTTGCTGGTTTAGCAATTAAAGGCTTAACTGATGGTATGATTGATAACATTGCAACAGGTAGCGAAGCAGAAGCAGATGCAATGATGGACGGGTTTGCGGCAGATAACTTTAAATCAGCAGTAGACAGTGCGGCGGCAGATGCCGGATTTGATGCAGGTGTATTAGATGGTGCAATGGATTATAGTTCTACAGGTAATATTAATGGTTTCTATTACAATTATGATATGACTATGACTGCTGATCAAGTATCACAATATAAAACACTTGCAAGTGCGGCTTCAAGTGCAAAAGCATTTAGTCCTGAATATTATGAAGCGGCAGGCAAGTTACACGGATTTTTATCAACAACGCAAACAGCAAACGCAGATTTATCAGCACTGTCAGATACAATTAAAAACATTCCAAAAGAAGTGTGGACAGGCGATCAATTAGATGCGGCTATTGCTGTTCTTGACAATGCTGAAGAAGCAGTTCAAGCAGTATCAGCAGTTGGCGGCGCGGCAGGCGCGGCGGCACAAGGTGCTCTTGCAACAGTTGATGACAAAAACAAAGAAATGCACAAAATTAAGCCAATTGATCCTGATGAAAAGAAACAACTTGAATTAGATCTCAAAGGCGGAAGCGATGCAACTCCAGTAGATAAAAACTTTGACAAAAGTCAAAAGTTAAGTGACTTTGGTAAAGTTGGCGAAACATTGTCAATGGAAGAAAAGTTTGAATTATATCTAGCAGAAGCAGATCCTGCACAAGGCGAATTACCTTTAAACAATCCTAATACACTAGGTGCTAAACTAAAACGTGGAGCAGGAAACTTAGCAGGTAAAGCCGCAGGCGCAGTAAAAGGTGCGGCAAGTTCAGCGGCAGGAGCAGTTAAACAAACTGCAAAAAATGTAGGTAATAAAGTTACTGCTGATAAACTTACTAAACAATGGACTAAGATGGGATCACCATTAGATTCAGGTAGTATTGCTAATATACTAGCAGATGCTGGTATGAGTAACGACCAAATACAAAGCATTGGATCAACACAAAAAGTAGAATTAGAACCATCTAAGCCTCAACAAGATCCTGAAACACAGCCAGATGCACCGAGTACGGATACAGCACAAAAAGGTGCGGATTCGGAACAACCAAGTGCTAAAACACCACCAGCAGTTAAAGATGCACCTATTAAAAAGGGTACTATAATGAACAAAGGTGGTAAAGATTACGAATGGGCAGGCGCACTATGGGTTGACACACAAACAAATAAACCTGTTGGTGTACAAGCAAGTTTTGATATGGGATTACCGAATCCTAAATTTACTGCAATTCTTAAGGCTGTTAAAGCTGATCCAGAATTAGGAAAATTAGTAAAAGCACAACTTACTGCTAAAGGTGTAAAACCAGGTACTGCACAAGCAGGACAAGCGGCACAAGCAGGTGTTAAAGGAACTGAAAAACTTAAGACTGCTTAAAAATAAGGTAGTCCGCTTTTCTTTGTAGTTTCGAAATTGTCTTCAACCATTTTACCGATTATCTCTCGTTCTTCAGGACCGAGATAATAGGCTTCTTCGTAGGTTAGACCTCCACGCATTAACCAACACAATTTAGTAAGTTCTAATTTAAACTGTTTAGATTCTTGCTCAAGGACCTTAACTTCTTCTAGGATCTCTGGGACGGTCCACGTCAGGATCCTTATTCGAAAAAATTCGACTGATCAAATGTAATTGGTACTTCGTAAGTTTCTGGAACACCTTGTAATTTTTCTTCGTCAGTTGCTTGTGCAATTAACGGCTTTAGTGTAAACTTTTCTTTTTCTGCTTCTAAGTGTGTTTGAATACTATTAAAAAATGTTTTATCTGCATTTTTAATAAAGTCAAGTATATGTGTTCTGTTAGTTACTAATACTGGATCATCATTTTCTTGTTGTATCTCAATACTTTTAATACCTTTAACCATCATGTCTACAGTTAGTTCAGTAAGTTTTGCAAACGAGTTTGTAAATGCTTGAAGTTTATCTTCTTCTTTCATTGTATCGTCGTTAACAACATTAAAGATACGTTGTTCTTCAAATGTTTTTAAAGCACCGTCTGTAAATTCTCTGTAATTTAATGGACGTAAACGTATTGTCATTTCCGGTAGCATTACAACATCATTATATTCAATATTAGCAAACTGATCTAATAATTGTCTTAGATCTACACCCATTTCTTTTTCTTCTCCTGTCACTGGAGTTTTAATTTTAAGTGTCATTTGTTCGCCGTATGTTGCAAGCCTAATAGCAATAAGACATACATCAAGATCTACACTAGGTAGTTTCCATGCATCTTTGATTGCAGGTATACAACTTTGAATTACATCAACTGTTGCTTGTCCGTTAAGTAACGCATCAGGAGTTTTAAACAACAGCTCATCTTTTGCTGTCATTGAATAAACTTCAACTTCTCCGCTCTCTGGAAAGTCAATTGAACCTGCTGGATAGTGTTTTCCTTGGCTAGGAAGGCTAATATATAACTTAGATTGTCGAAAATACTTACTAAGTGGGTTTGTATCTGGTGATTTTATTTGTGACATGTTTTCTCCGTATAAATACATTATTAGTTGTATGTATCTACTTTATTTATATACGCAGTTAACTTGGAATAGTGATTAATGGCCGAAGAAGTAAAAATTGTTGACGTTGCCGGCGGACCTGCCGCAGAAGCTACATTACAAGAAATATTAAAGATAATGAAGCGCGGAGGCCAATCTGGGTCTGGCGGCAGTGGCGGCGGTGCAAAAGCACAAGACCTGTACACAAAAGCAGTAACACGTGGTACAACAACTACTAAAAAACAAACAGCAGAAGTCAAAAAAAGCACTAGTGCATTAAAATCGTTTAGTAGCGGTCTTAACTCAACTTTAGGTTTTGCATTTAAAGCACTAGGATCAGTACTAGGTGCTACCACAGGACAACTAACAAATTTTGCTGGCGCAGTACAAAATAGTAATAGTGTTACTGAGTTTCTTAGTCAAGTACCTATATTAGGCTCAGCACTTGGAAAAGCAAGTGCTTACTTTGATAAAAGTCTAGCAACTTTCCAACAGTTAAGTGAATCAGGTGCTGGATTTGGTAACAATATGTTAGCAATGCGACAAGCATCAGCAGAAGCAGGTCTTAGTTTAGACCAATTTGCAGATATGGTTTCAGCAAACTCAGCTAACATGACTTTGTTAGGTGGCACAGTTACAGGTGGTGCACAGCGTTTAGGTAAATTAACCAAATCACTTAGAAGTGTAGAAAACGGTATGTTTGGTTTAGGTTTCACACAAGAGTCATTAAATGAAGGCATGGCTGATTATATTGAAAACCAAGCAAGAGCAGGACAACTTAGAGGAAGAACAGATGCATCATTAACAGCTGGTGCTAAAAGTTATCTGTTAGAAATAGACAAACTTGCAAAAGTTACTGGTAAAAGTAGAAAACAATTACAAGAAGAAATAAACGGCAGAATGGAAGCGGCAAATATCAACGTGCTTGCTTCTAAATTAAGTGGCAAAGGATTAGAAAACTTCCAAAACAACTTACAATTTTCTTCTGATATTATGGGCAAGTCAGGACCAGCATTTAGTGATGCATTAGGTGATATGGCTGACGGTGTTTCTCAAACACCACTAGCACAATATTTAGAAGCAAACGTATCCGGTCTAAAAGAACTACAAGTAGCAAACGCAACAGGAGCAATTAGTCAAGAAGAATATAAAGCTCGTCTAATGAAGATGCTTCCAGAGATTACTAAATTAGCAGATACTATGGGTGCGGCAGGTACATCAGCATTGGCCCAAACTGAAGGCATGGGAGAGTTTGTACAAATGACTGCTGATGCTAGGACAGCAGGTCAACGTGAAATAGATATGAGAAAAGCCGCGGCTGAACAACAGAAAAAAGATTCTGTTACTGATGTGTTCGCTAAGTTTAAACAAACTATACAAACTATTAGAAGTAACATTGAAGAAGCATTACTTAAATCAGGCGTAATGGACACACTAGGTACTGCATTATCAGGTATAAGCAATACACTTATAGAAGTTACTAAAGGAATTACTGAAAATCTAGTAAGATATCTTAAGAGTGATCAGTTTAAAGCAGACGTTGAAAACTTTAAACAAAAAATAGTACAAATGGCCGTAAAAGCACAAAGCATGGTCAAATATTTAAGATCAGAAGAGTTTAAGAAAAAGTTTGATGACTTTATGGCAAAAATCGGCGAAGGTGTAACTTCAATTAAGGCGTTTGTTGCTGATGTTACAAACTTAGGATTGAACGAAGCTATTGCAAAAGCACTAGGTGGTGCTGAAGGTCAAACCATCGGTGATGTTGTTAAAGATAAATTTAGCGAAATGATCGGCGGCATTGATTTTTCAGGCATTGCTGTAAAGTTAGGACTTGCTATTACTGGACTGTTCGTAGGTGCAAAAGTTATTGGCGCAATGAAAAGCGGTATTGGCAGTATGTTTGGCGGATTATTTGGCGGTACCAAAGGAGGTGCTGTTAAAGGTCCAGCAGGTGCAGGCAAAGCAGGTAAAGGTGTTGGAGACTTTGTTGGCAATGTAGGCGGTGGTGTTCTCAAAGGTGTTGCTAAAGGATTAGCGGCATTTGGCAATCCACAAGTAGCAATAGGTGGCGCAGTACTAGCAGGAGTTATTCTTGTTATTGGTGCGGCAGTTGCAGGTGCTACGTGGTTAGTAGGTAAATCATTACCAACGTTTGCAGACGGCATGAAGTCCTTTGAAGATATAGATGGTGCTAAACTTTCGGCGGCAGGAAAAGGTATGCTTGCAGTTGCAGGAGGCATGGCGGCATTTGGTGCAGGTACAGCAGTTGCAGGATTAGGAAACTTAGTAGGCGGAATAGCAGATGGCATTGGTGCATTGTTTGGTGCTGAAAAAGCAAATCCATTAGAACAGTTATTAGAATTTCAAAAATACACAATCGACGAAGCAAAAGTCAAAGGCAATGCAAATGCACTAGTTGCATATTCAACTGCAATGGCCGCATATGGCGGTGGTACAGCGGCAAGTGGATTAGGTTCATTAGTAAGTGGAATAGCAACAGGTATTACATCGTTCTTTGGCGGTGAAACTGGCATACCATATGATGATATAATTAAATTCCAAGGTTATGCTTTTGATACAGAAAAAGTAAAAGCAAATGCGGCCGCAATGGTAGCATTTAACGAAGCATTAACTTCTAGCTCGGGTGCAGGCGCAAAAAGCGGTGTAGGAAATGCAGTTGGAGCAATTGGCAATGCTATTGCAGGATTCTTTGGAGCTAAAACACCATTTGATAAAGTAAAAGATTTTGGAGCATTAGAATTAAATGCTGAAGGCGTTAAAACAAATGCTGAAGCAATGGTTCATATGGCAAATGCTCTAAACTCATTTACAAGTGGAGAAGCAGGCGAGATTGAAATCTCTAAAAAAACTGTTACATCATTAGAACGTTTAGCAGGAATGGATAGCACAGGTATTGCTACATTATCTACTAATTTACAAAGTATGGCCGCAATGACAGGCTTAGACGCGAATATTACTTCACTCAATTCGCTTGACACAGAGAGCATAACCAGTTATAATACAGCAATGAAAGAATTAGTTGAAGTATTAGGCGAATTAAATGATGAACTTGCCAAAGATAATAAACTTGGGTTTGGCTCAGGAACTAATGCAGGTGATGTTGTAGCTAAAATGGACACAATAGGCGGCGGCGGATCCGGCACTGGTAGCTCAGAACAACTAGATCGGTTAAATATGTTAGTTGCTTCGTTATCTGAAATAATGAGAGAAGTAAGTACAAATACCAAAGCGACTGCTACTAATACTAGTGGAAACATTTACGGTTAGGAAATTATATGAGTTGGAAAAAACATTTTACACCAGTTAAAACTGGTAATAACACAGAAGGAAGTTACAGTCCGTTTACTGCACGAAGTGCCGGTGGCGGTCAAGCTGGTCCTGCACGTTCTAACTATTCATCGTACTTACCAGATGTATACATAGGTAGTCCAAATCGTGTTGAACGTTATGGTCAATACAATACAATGGATATGGATAGTGAGGTAAATGCCGCACTTGATATTCTTGCAGAATTTACTACACAACAAAACAAACAAAATAAAACTCCGTTTTTAATTGACTTTAAAACTAAAGCAACAAATTCAGAAATTACAATTATATCGCAATACTTACAACAGTGGAGTAAATTACAAAACTTTGAAACACGTATGTTCCGTTTAATGCGTAACGTGTTTAAGTATGGTGATGCATTTTTTGTTAGAGATCCAGAAACTAAAAAATTATTTCATGTTGATCCTGCAAAAGTTTCAAAAATTATTGTTAACGAAAGTCAAGGTAAAACACCTGAACAATATCTAGTAAAAGACTTTAATTTAAACTTTGCTGAAATGGTAGCAACAACTCCATATCAAACAACTGGTCAAGGATCAGGAGGCACAGGCGATGCAGGTTACTTAACTGGCGGCGTTCGTGGCATGGTTGGTAATTCAAGTACAAGTGCAGGCGGTGGACGTTTTCAACAAGGCGAAAATGAAATTGCAGTTGCATCAGAACACGTTATACATTTAAGTTTATCAGAAGGATTAGACTTAAATTATCCGTTTGGTAATTCATTACTAGAAACAGTATTCAAAGTATTCAAACAAAAAGAATTGCTCGAAGATGCGATTATTATATATCGTGTACAAAGAGCTCCAGAAAGAAGAGTATTCTACGTTGATGTGGGCAACATGCCTTCACACCTTGCTATGCAATTTGTGGAACGTGTTAAGACGGAAATTCATCAAAGACGAATCCCATCGCAAACGGGGGGTGGCCAAAACGTTATAGACTCAGCTTACAATCCCCTATCAATTAACGAAGACTACTTCTTCCCACAAACTGCTGAAGGTAGAGGATCTAAAGTTGAAACATTGCCAGGCGGTACTAACCTCGGAGAGATAGATGACCTTAGATATTTTACTAATAAGCTCGTACGCGGTTTACGAATCCCTAGTTCATACTTACCGACCGGGCCTGATGATGGAAATTCTCAGTACACTGACGGACGAGTTGGAACAGCATACATACAAGAACTAAGATTTAATACATACTGTGAACGTTTACAGAATTTAGTAGTTGAAGAATTTAACCAAGAATTTAAACGTTACATTTTAGAAAAAGGTGTAAACATTGACACAGCAATGTTTGATCTTAAATTTCAACCTCCACAAAACTTTGCAAGTTATAGACAAAGTGAGATTGATAATGCAAGAGTACCTACGTATTCACAAATGAGTGCAATACCTTATATTTCAAATCGTTTTGCAATGTCACGTTTCTTAGGAATGAGTGATGAAGAGATTGCAGAAAACGAAAGACTATGGCGCGAAGAAAATGATGAAAATTTAGAAGCGCAAAATACCGATGCCGCAGGAGAGATGCGTGGTGCAGGAATAAGCGGAGCAGGTATAAGTTCAGACTTAGGGAACATTGAAGACGATGCAACAGAAGAACCAGATCCAACACTTGGTGGAGATGAAATGGCTGGCGCAACCCCTGAAGCAGGAGCAGAAGAAACCGCACCTCCGGCAACGGATCAAACGATATAAATACTAACATGATACTACGTGAACTATTCTACTATGACAAAGAAACATTCGACAATGTCGAAGACGATCGCTATGAAGAACGCGATGACGAGTCCCCAATTGAATATAATGATACACGTAAGACACGGTTAACACTTCGTCAAATCAATAAAGTCCGCAAGGCGTCTGAACTACATAGCAGTGAACAATCAGAAGAATTAAATTTTGTGCGTCAAATGTATGGAGTGGCAGCCAATGCCGAAGCGGGGGTTTAATTGCCGAAGATAGACAAGTCGCAATACACCAAACAACAATGGAAAATAGTTAGAGAAGAAAGACGTAACAAAAAACGTGAACGTCTTATTCGTGAAAACACTGTTCCATTAAACACGTTATTGCAAACAGCAAATAAAGGTAAAGTTGGCTTTGTGCTAGGTAATGGCACAAGTAGAAGTAGTATTGATGTTGAAGAATTACAAAAGCATGGTAAAACATATGCATGTAATGCTGTATATAGAAACGGTATTACTCCAGACTATCTAGTTGCTGTTGATACAAAAATGATACTAGAGATTACAAGCACTGGTTATCACAACAATAATAAAGTTTACACAAATCCTAATAAATCATATTCAGGTATAAAAAACTTAAATTTTTTCAATCCTAGTAAAGGCTGGTCTAGCGGACCAACAGCATTATGGCTAGCTTCACAGCACGGATATGAAAAAATATACATTCTAGGCTTTGACTACAAAGGACTAGACGATGGCAAAAGATTAAACAATATATTTGCAAATACACGTAACTACAAAAAATCAACAGATGGTGCAACTTTTTTTGGTAACTGGATGCGACAAACCATTGCTGTACTACGTGAAAACCCACATATTGAGTTTAACAGGATAATATTACCTGATAACTATATACCTGACGAACTAAATACTTTTGACAATTTGAAGCACATTCTAGTAGATGATTTCAAGGAAATATACGATCTTTCCTAGCATCTAGTCAAAAAGGCGCAAAAATCGCCTATATCTACGTAGTTTTCCGTATAAATAGTAAATACAAATGACAGCCTTACCATAGGTAACAATTTTATAGGAGAAAACAATGGCAGATCGCAACAAGTTTGAAGAAATGCTTGAGCGCCTAATTGCAGAAGACAAAGCAGGTGCTGAAGAATTATTTCACGAAATCGTAGTTGAAAAATCAAGAGACATCTACGAAAATATTTTAGAAAATGACTTAGAAGAAGTAGCCGACGAAGAAGTCGACGAAGCTACTGATGAGGAAGTTGATGAAACTACTGATGAAGAAGTAGACGAAGCAACTGACGAAGAAGTTGATGAAGACGAAGACAAAGTTGATGAAAACTTTGATCTTGATGAATTTGAAGTTGAAGGCGACGACGACATGGGCGGTGACCCAGCAGACGATATGATGGGTGACATCGAGGATGCAGTTGACGGCGACGAAGGCGAAGAAGATGAAGGTGGAGAAGGCGATGTTGAAGATCGTGTTGAAGACCTAGAAGATGCACTAGACGATCTTAAAGCTGAATTTGAAAAAATGATGGCTGGCGATGAAGGCGAAGAAGCTGGAGACGAAGAAGAAGCTGGTGATGAAGAAGCCCCTGAAGAAGAGGCTTATAACTTTGGCGAAGCTGAAGAAGATACTGACGAAGCAGTTGAAGAAGCAACAGACGAAGAAGTAGATGAAACTACAGACGAAGAAGTTGACGAATCAAAAGAGCCTAAGTCAGACATTGATGTAATGAAAGAGTATGTGGAAAAAGTAACTGCTTCTATGGGCGACAACGGCGCAAACGCTAAGTCAACTGTAGCAGGTTCTAACGATATGGGCGGAAGTGCAAGTAACATAGTTGCTGGCGGAGAGTCTGATACAAAAGGAACTACTGGCGGATTAGCGGCAAACACTACTAAAGATGAAACAGCAGGGAACGTTAACGTACCAGGCGGAAAAGCATCTAAGTCAATGAAAGCTGAACCAAAAGGCCACGGCGCAGAGAAAAAAGGCGCAGGCGAAACAGCTGACAATAAAAAATCTATAGTCGGCAAATAATAAGGTTGAACTAGAATGAACAACTTTTTAAGAGAGCACTTGACATTCGACCAGGCTAATATAGTCGTTGAGTCTACCGATAACTCCAAAGGAGGCAAAGACCTTTATATGAAAGGTATTTGTATACAAGGCGGTGTGCGTAACGCAAACCAACGTGTGTATCCTGTAGAAGAAATTGGTAGGGCTGTCAAAACTCTCAATGATCAAATATCCGGAGGATATAGTGTACTCGGGGAAGTTGATCATCCAGAAGGCCTTAATATTAACTTAGACCGTGTAAGTCACATGATAACAGATTGTTGGATGGACGGCCCAAACGGTTATGGCAAGTTAAAAATTTTACCAACTCCTATGGGAAAACTAGTTGAAACAATGCTGGAAAGCGGCGTTAAATTAGGTGTTTCCAGTAGGGGCTCTGGTAACGTTTCAGAAGACGGAGGCAATCAAGTCTCCGATTTTGAAATTATAACAGTTGATGTCGTGGCGCAACCAAGTGCGCCAGGCGCTTACCCAACACCAATCTACGAGCATTTAATGAATGCACGTGGCGGAATGAAGGCATACGAAATGGCACAGGCAACAAAACAAGACCCAAAGGCACAAAAGTATCTAAAGGAATCGCTAGTGAATATCATTAGCAAACTCCAATAACGAGGAGAAAATAATATGTTGGATGCACTAAAAACACTTTTCGAAAACGATGTAGTTACGGAAGAAGTGCGCAACGAAATTCAAGAAGCTTGGGACGCGAAGATCAAAGAGAATCGCCAGCAAGTAACATCAGAGCTACGTGAAGAATTTGCTAAGAAATATGAGCATGACAAAAGTACAATGGTTGAAGCCATTGATACACTTGTATCTGAACGTTTAGCAGAAGAAATTGCTGAGTTTGCGGATGACCGCAAAGCATTAGCAGAAGCCCGTGCAAAATATGCAGTTGCTCAGCGTGAAAACGCAGAGAAACTAAAAGGATTTGTTATGGAGCAACTAACTAAAGAAGTTGGTGAGCTACATGAAGATCAAAAAGCAATGGCGGTTAACTTCGGCAAGCTAGAAGAATTTGTTGTAGAAGCACTTGCAAAAGAACTTGCAGAGTTTAACGAAGACAAAAAAGATTTAGCAGAAACTAAAGTACGTTTAGTACGTGAAGCTAAATCACACTTCGCTAAAGTTAAAACTAACTTTATCGAAAGAAGTGCTAAAGCAGTATCAGAAACAGTTGACAAAGCTCTTAAAGGAGAAATTGGTCAACTTAAAGAAGATATTGAAGAAGCACGTAGAAACGATTTTGGGCGTAAACTGTTTGAAGCATTTGCTTCAGAATACGCAGGAAGCTACCTAAATGAAGCGTCAGAAACAGCTAAACTAATTAATGTTATCGCTATGAAAGATAAACAAATTAGTGAAGCAAAAACATTTGCTACTAAAGCTAAAGCATTAGCAGAATCTCAGGCAACTGAGAAGAAGCGTTTAGTAGAAGCGGCAGAAAGAAAAGACGTACTTAATGAACTTGTTGGACCTTTAAGCAAGGACCAAAAAGAGATTATGACAGACTTACTGGAATCTGTACAAACTGCAAAACTACGTTCTGCGTTTGACAAGTACCTACCGGCAGTAATAGACGGGAATACTCCAGCCAAAAAGGCAATTTTATCAGAAGGCAAAGAAGTTACAGGCAACCGTGAACAAAGTTCACAAACTAACGTTAGTAGACAAGCAGACGCAGAACAATTCAACAGAAATGTTGTAGACATTGTGCGTTTAGCTGGAATATAATTTAAGGAGATATGAAATGTCAGAACTACTAGAAAGTCGCTGGCAGGAGACCAAAGGTGCACTAGTTGAAGGATTAACAGGAAATAAGAAATCTGTTATGGAAGCAACACTTGAAAATACTCGCAAGTATTTGTCAGAGAGTGCAACAGCAGGTGCAACTTCTGCAGGCAACGTAGCAACTCTAAATAGAGTTATTTTACCAGTTATTAGACGTGTAATGCCAACTGTGATCGCGAACGAGATCGTTGGTGTTCAGCCTATGACAGGACCAGTGGGTCAAATCCACACATTACGAGTACGTTACGCTGATGCCTTTACAGGTACAGCAGGCGGATCAGCGGCAGCAGGCGAAGAGGCTTTAAGCCCATTCAAAATTGCTGAAGGCTATTCAGGTAATGCAAATGGTAAAGCAGATCCAACAGCATCAAAAGAAGGTGTTGCTGGTAACAGACTAAGCATTCAGATTTTAAAGCAAACAGTCGAAGCTAAGACACGTAAATTGTCAGCTCGCTGGACGTTTGAATCTGCACAAGATGCGCAGTCACAACATGGTATTGATGTTGAAGCAGAAATCATGGCAGCTCTTGCACAAGAGATCACTGCTGAGATTGATCAAGAAGTATTAACTTCATTAGCATCATTAGCAGGTACAGGTACTGATACTTACAACCAAGCTGGTGTAAGTGGTACTGCAACATTCGTCGGTGACGAACATGCGGCATTAGCTGTATTAATTAACAGAGCGGCAAACAGAATTGCACAAAGAACACGTAGAGGCGCAGGTAACTGGGCTGTTGTTTCTCCAGCAATTTTAACTGTCCTTCAATCAGCAACAACTTCAGCGTTTGCAAGAACAACTGAAGGTACGTTTGAAGCACCAACTAACACTAAAATGGTTGGTACATTGAACAACGCTATGAAGATCTATGTTAATACATACGCGGCAGACGACGATGTACTAGTTGGCTACAAAGGCTCAAGTGAATCAGATGCGGCAGCATTCTATTGCCCATACATTCCACTAATGAGCTCAGGTGTTGTACTAGACCCAACTTCATTCGAACCAGTTGTATCATTTATGACTAGATACGGATATGTTGAGTTAAACAACACAGCGTCATCTTTAGGTAACGCGGCTGATTACGTTGAAAAAGTTGAAGTGAATAGCGGCAACTTATCATTCTCGTAAGCAGAATATAGTTTTTAACTATACTAAAGGGCGGCTTAGGTCGCCCTTTTTTTACGGCTGAAGATTCGATGTACGGTTAAATACCGCAGTAAGAACCCCTAACTATTTTCGAAAGGAAAATAAAAATGAAACGGACTATAGTTATTCTGTCTGCTCTTTTCGCTTTGATATCATTTCAAGCATTTGCAGACACAAAGACCCTCGAAGAAAGAGTTGCTGATTTAGAAAAGTCAGCACCAACGTTACCAACAGGAATGTTTGTTAACGGAAACATTGAAGTATATTACGATTCAGATACTTATGATTCAGATTTTGATACACGAGCAGAAGTGTTTGTAGGACTACAATCTCAATTAGACGGCCCTATTGATTGGGCAGGCGCAAGTACTAGATTTGACTCTCATTATTCTTTAGATACAACATTAAACAATAGCATTGTTGAAAAACAAATTGGCGTTGGTTTAGGAAATACTAGACTTTATGTAGGCGAAACAGATGCACAAAGACTAGGATTTGCTAAAACAGCTAAAATTGGTTTACCACTTATTATTACAGAATCTAATAGTAGAATTGACCATAAAGAAAAACTTGTACTAACATTTGGCGGATGGGAAAATAATAACGAATTTGATTTTGATGAGCATAGACTAAGCAGAGATTTACCAATTGGATTTACTGTAGGTTATGATGCAGAAGCAAGTACAGTATACTTAGGTGGTACTGTAAGTTTAGCAGGATTTGCAGAACTATCATATATGCAAATTGGTAATAAAAACAATATTACTGACAACGAACTAAATCAACAAGGTGTTGCTGTAGGTTCACAAGTATTACGTAGATACGGCATTCCAGTAGGATTTGGTGTTGAAGTATGGGACGATAAGAATACAGGATTAGCAAAAGATGATCGTGTTGACCTTGGTCTTATGTACAACTATTCTAAAGAAACAATGTTTACTGCACATAGAGTATTAAACGATGACTTAGGAACTGACGGTACATATCTTGGTGTAGTACATACAGTAGGACCAGTAGAAACAGGTTTCTATTATCATACAGATGTTAAAAATACAAGTGTATGGACAGGTGCAACAACTGAGAGTGACGATAGTATTAAAGCTACTCTTAAGTACAAGTTTTAATAAATAATATTACGTTCAGCCAATAGGCCGGGAGTAGCACAAGCGAAGGAACGCACTTAACCTTTAACAAGGAGAGTGTTATGGATAATTACACGCTTTGGTGCTTTCAACGAATCATTAAACAGCACCATATAAAAAAAGTTAACTTTTTATTAAAAAAGAGGTTGACTTCTGCTTAATAGTTTGTTATATTAAGTACATAAGTTAGACGACGGTGTAACTTAGATAGTGCAAGGAAGAGGAGTTACAGGCTCCGAACTTGACTAGTAGCTGTAGTGGCATTGCGTGACTGTGGAGACACAGAGACGTATTTCCGAACGTAACTGTTTGGTGCGAGGTTTGCGGGAACGACAGACAGACTGTTAACCGCATTGTTGGTATTCTGAAGTCCAACCTATCACTTTTATTAAAAGCTCGATACTTAATTGTGTCGGGCTTTTTTCTTTTATGATAAATACATATGTCAAATAGTGTGCCGCAAGGCGGACTTATGCTGTTTAACCCACAGCGTAGCTCATAGAACGGGCATAGGACTACTTAAATAGGAGAAAACAAATGGGAAGACCACTTAATAAAAGATTATTCGGAACACCAACAGCTAATGGTTCTGAAGTTAAAGTAAACTTTCATAACGGCACAGCAGTTAAAGAAGGTTATATCGTAAAGCAAAAAGGCTCAAAGAAATTTGTATGTGAAGAAATTGAAACAGCAGGCGAATTTACTTGTGTACTAACAACTGGTAAATTACCAGCGGCACTAGCGGCAGGCGAAATGTCAATTTCATTCAAAATGGATGATGCAGAAACATACACAGTAAGTAAAATTGCTGGACGTAAAGCAACATTATCAGCACCAAGTGCAACAGGTACTAACTTATATGACGGCAACAGTGTTGCTTGGAACTTTAGTACATCTGTAGCAGATGGAGCGGCACAAGTTGAAGAAGCAGGTGATGATAACACATTAACTGGTACTGATGACGACGACTTTACAGAAGACGCATAAGGACTAATTTAATGGGACATCCAGTAAATGTTTTTTGGGAACTTTTAAAGAATCTAAAAGACTTGGTTGTTTCAGTAAAAATTGGAAGCTCTAAGGCAGTTCCACATGGTGCTGTTTTAGAGCAACTTAGCAATACAAAGTTTAAAGTTGAAGACGGAGAAGGAAATCAAGGCGTGTGCGAACTAGTTAATAAAAATACAGAACAATTATTAGACAACGAAATGTCTATTCTTGGGTTTGTGTTAAACAGTTCAGCATTTGTATATATTGCTTCAATAGTTAACGACATTATGAATGACTTTACAAACAAAGAATATACTTGGCATTTAGATAATGATTCTACAACCAATGTATTAATATTAACGGGAAAACTATAGATGTCAAAGTTTCTAAATATAGATGGCGACTATAAAATTTCAGTCACAGACGGTGGAGAGATTAGACTTGATCCAGGCACCGACGGTAAAGTAAAAATTATCGGTGACTTAGAAGTTGATGGTGACCAAACTATTATTAATAGTTCTACTCTTGTAGTAGATGATCCTTTTGTCACAGTAAACCAAGGTGGCGTATCAGGCGGAGTAGTAAATAACTCCGAAGGCGATGTTGCAGGTATACAAATTGACAGAGGTGGAAGTGATGCATTTTGGGTATACGATGAGCAAGGACTTGCTGACGCAGTATTCATAGGTAGACTCGGTAGTCCATCAACAGGAACTATTGTTGATCTTAGAACATCAAGAATACAAACAGGCGGTGCTGATCTTAAATTAATTAATGACGGTACTGGCATTGTTACTGTAGAAGGTTGTACAGATTATGAAAAACAAATATTCGAGTATGACGGATCATTAGTTGACTTTACTGTTAACCCAGTATTAAAAGCAAATCAACATGACACATTAATAAATGCAAAAGGTGTTGTTGATTATGTAGATGGCTTCTTTGTTGGTAAATTCCAAAACAAAATTGAATCATTAGACACATTTGTTGTTGTACATGATAGTGATGCATTTGCAATAGACGAAAGTGCTATTGAATTTACTATTGATAATACACCAGCGGCAAAGTTCTTTAATAACAGAGCAGAGCTACAGCATTTAAGAATTCAAGACACAACAATCGAAACTACATCAAGTAATGCAGATTTAGTTTTAAGCGCACCTGGAACAGGTAATGTACAAGTCAATGACGTTTTGTATATTACGCAAGGTCCATATCAAGATGATGATGGAACAGGCGGCGGAGGTATACCAAACTTTGGTGTAGATGCGGACACAGCCAATCCGGACGCTCCAACAGATGGTATTAAATTATACAGTAAAGCAGAAGGTGCGGCAGGCTCTAGCTTATATTTCATCAATGGTGGATCAGTACAAGATGAATTGGTAAGTAAAAAGAAAGCACTACTGTTTTCGATGATATTATAAAGGAACAAAAATGGCAATAGTTAATACACAAATTGGCGGTAGCTTTACAGACATACTAACAGTTCCTAGCTCATCTAGCGACCCTAACTACAATCTAGGTGGATTCGCTGTTACGACTATTATGTTCTGTAATACAGCGCAAAACCCAGAGTTAGAACTCTACACAGACGGCGGAGACACATATTTAGATGTACATGTGTGTCCAGGCGGGATTGCCGCAGGAGACGGAAATATGATTTTAAATAATATTCCTATTCCAGCAGGCGAAACATTTTCAATGGACAGTGAGAAGTTGATTTTAGCACCAGGTGATATTGTAAGATGTTCAACTACATCTCCAACTAATATTACTGCAACAGTAAGTTACATACCGGTATAATGAGATACGTTAGAAGACAAACAACCGCTAACAGGTTTATTAGAAACAACAGAGGCATACATATGACCGCTGTTGATAAAGAAATTATTCTTGACAGCGAAAACGTAGTTATGGTTCCAAAAGGCCGTACAGAAGATCGTCCGCAAAATCCAAAGAACGGGCATATGCGTTACAACACTGATGATAATAGGTTTGAAATATACGAAGCAGACGAATGGAACGGTATAAGAAATGCGGCTCCATCAGCTTACGCACCTATTACTGTACAAAACTTAGGCAACGGTGATGCAAGTGAAACTGTATTTGGTCCACTTAATAGTGGCGATCCTTTCTATCCTGTACCTGCCGCGGCGCAAAATGTTTTAGTATTTGCTGAAAACGTTTTTCAATTACCTATCACAAACTACACACTTGTACAAAATCCAGCAGGAAAAACAGCAGGTTATTATTTACAATTTGCATCACCAGTTGATGCAGGCAAACCTGTAACAGTAATACATAACTTCGATAAGTAAATTCAATAAATACTGTGTCAGGGAGATTATTGAGTGGCACAAGTAGGTAGAATATCCGGTCCGTTATTAGAAGAAAACCTTTTAAGGCAAGGCATTGCCAACGGAACCCAAGCCAATTTAAGTTTTAAAAATACCAACAATGATACTACACTTTTAAAAGTTGATGTAGCAAACGGTCGTATTGGTGTAGACTTAGAAGCAGTTGCTAACGAACTACAAGTATCTCAAACTATTCAAACAACTGATTTACTATCAACTACAAGTAATGCAGGTGTTGCTAACTTTACAATTATTGGCAACAATATTGATGCTATTAATAACCAAGCAATTTATTTAGATGCTGGCGAACATATACAACTGAGTAATTTAGAAACAGAACAGTTTTATATTAGCGACAATTACATACTTACTAAAGACACGAATACTGACATTGATTTTAAATTTAATGGCACAGGTAAATTAGATATTAAATCTAATTTAGAAGTCTTTGGCGATATACATGCACAGGGTAATGTTACACTTGACGGCAATATTACATTTGGTGATGCAGATACAGATAGTATAGATTTTAACGCAGATACTGCTGATGATATTATTCCTGATGTAACAGATAATTACATACTGGGTTCTACAGGATATAACTGGAACACCTTACATACAGAACTAGTTAACGGACAGTTAATTACTACAGGATTAGTTAATGTAGGAAATGTATTTCTTGATTCAAGACAAGGAAACATATTTTATGTTGCCAAAGGCGGCAACGATACATACACTGGCGACCATCCACAAGCACCGTTACTAACCCTTAAAGAAGCACTTGATCGTTGTGATGCAAGTACAACAGGTCCTGTAACTGTGTTTATATATCCAGGTGAATACGAAGAAATATGTCCGTTAGAAGTTCCTGCCAATGTTAGTATTATGGGTAACGATTTAAGAAACGTTATTATTAAACCAACAGCAGGTACTAATGATAAAGATATTTTCTTACTAAATGATAGCTCTACAATTACAGAAATTACTGTAAAAGACTTTTACTACAATAGCACTAATAATACAGGACATGCATTTAGATTTGCTCCTGATGCTGTAATTACAAATAGAAGTCCCTACATAAAAGACGTATCAGTAATTACAAAAGGTAGCGTAACAAGCGCAAGTGATCCAAGAGGATTTGCACAAGGCGATGCAGGTAAAGGCGCACTAGTAGATGGTGCTGATCTAAATAGTGCTAGTATTGAAGGCAGTATGCTATTTCATAGTGCAACATTTATAACACCAAATGCAGATGCACTAACAATGACAAATGGTGTTAGAGTAGAATGGCTAAACTCATTTACATACTTTGCAAAAAGAGGTATGTATGCTGTTAGAGGATCTACAGGAAGAACAGCATATGGAACTACAAACTATGGTGCAGAATTACGTTCTATAGGATCAGCAAACGTATATGGTACTAAAGGTGCTGAAGCAGATGGTGCTGATACATTAATGTATCTTATACAGCACAATATGGCATATATTGGCGCAGGCAAGTTTGTTGATAACGATCCTAGTAGGCTAATACAAGCAAATGAAATTACTGAATTAAACTCAGGTAAAATTCATTTTGTTACAACTGACCAAGGCGGTTCTTTTAGAATCGGCGACAACTTCTTTGTTGACTTTGAAACAGGTAATACAACAATTAACATTGATGATTTGTCAGTCAATCAATTTAATGCGTTAAGAATTAATACAGGTACAAACACAACAGTAATTGACGGTGCTTTTATAGATACCGGAAATTTAAGAATACAAAATAATATTATTCAAACTGATGTAGGTGATTTAATAATTGAATCAGCAGGTAAAATAAATCTTAATGATAATACAAATGTTACAGGTGATGTTGATATTATAGGTAATTTTAGTTATGGCGGTGCGTTAAATGTTAAAGGTAACGAACTAAGTGACGCACTAGTATTCAATGCAGAACTACAACAGAACTTCAATCCACATCAGAACTTAACTTTTAGTTTAGGATCATTTAATAACAAATGGCTTATAGCACACTTATCAAGAATGGAAGTTGGCGACATAAGCATCTATGATAATGTTATTGAAACAAATGTATCAGACGCAGACTTAGAGTTACGTGCTAACGGCACAGGCAAAATTCTTGCTCCAAACAATAATGTAGATGTTACAAATAATTTAAATGTTAATGGCCTTGCTACACTTGCTAATACAAATATTACAGGAACTGTAACACATGTAGGAACAACAAATCAAACTGGTAATACTAATATATCAGAAGATTTAAACGTAACAAGTACACTTGATGTAGACAGTAACGTCCAACTTGAAGAAATATTAATTGATAGTAACTTTATTACTACAACTACAAGTAATGCAGATTTAGAATTACGTGCCGCTGGAACAGGTATTGTTAATTTACAAGATAACGTTAATGTAACAGACAACGTTAGTGCTGATAATATACAAACTACAAGTGCAACATTTACAGCAAACGTTACTAGTGATAATGCTAATATTGGAAATATTGAAATAAATGATAATAATATTAGTGCAACATCAACAGATTCTAATTTAATATTAAATGCTAACGATGAAGTTAGGGTTCTTGGAACTGATACGGTATTTGAACAAGACCTTACAGTATCAGGACTTAGTGTAATACCCAATACTAATATTACTGGAACTTTAACTCATACAGGTAATAGAGTAACTTCTCCAGGCAGTGATCTTACACTAAACGGCGAACTTACAGTTGATAATGTTTATATCGAAGATAACTTTATTACCACTACTACAGGTAATTTATTATTAGAAGCAACAGGAGATATTGTTGCTGATACAAATAATGTTTCTATCACTAACGATCTAACAGTTAGTGGAGTAACAACACTAGACGACACTACAATTAATTCAACCCTAACACATGTAGGTGATAATGTACAAACAGGAAATTTGGCTATTGGTGGCCGTTTGGATATCGACAGTATCAATATTGACACTAATGTTATTACTACTTCCGCAGTAGATACTGACCTTGATTTAAGATCAACAAACAGAATATATGTACCAAACGCAGACGTAGAAGTAACTAATAATACCACTGTTAGTGGTGTCACAGACCTGCGTACAACGTCTCTAAGCGGTAGTTTAACACACGTTGGTACTAGAACAATAACTAACGAAGAAACACGCTTAAAGGGCTTTATATACGAACGAAATGTAAATCACTGGAGGAATTTTGGTGCTATTGACGGAAATAGTTCTGCTGTATATGACGGTGTAACATATAATGCAGGAAGCAATGTTCCTGAGATTAATATTGGCGGAGCCACATATGTTCAAGGTACTCTAGTCGATGTTGACGGGCCTAATTTTTATTTTACAATTCGAAAAGTAGGTGATACTGAAGTTGTAAATATTCCTTCACAATATACACAGGTTGGTAATTTAGATGTTACCGGACAAGTTGACTTCCAAGGAGATGTACAACTTACCGATGTTAATATTAGTGACAATGTTATTACAACAACTATAGGTAATAATGATTTAGATTTACGTGCTTCAGGCACAGGTGAAGTTCTTATTGACGGCACCAATATGCGAGTTACACAAGACTTATTTGCCGCTAGTATAGCAACTAATGATATTTCAATTAACCAATCATTAGTACTTGATGAGCTTGTTATAACTGATAGTAATATTGAAATTAATGAAAACTATATTAGTACTAAAGTATCTAATAGTGATTTACAATTACTTGCTACAGGCGATGTTACAGTAGCATCAAATGATGTTATACTTTCACAGAACTTAACAGTTAACGGTACAACTACTCTTGCTAATACAAATATTACAGGTACACTTACACATGTTGGCGATAGAATACTCACAGGGGATTACAATCTTACTGGTAATTTAAATATCAGTTCTCTTGCTACAGATAGAGCTTTCCAATTTGATGATGTTAAAATAGAAGGTAATGTATTACAAACTACTTTGTCTAATAGTAATTTAGATTTACGAGCCGCAGGTACAGGTGAAATATTATTTAATGAAGACTTGCATATTAATAAAAATTTAGATATAGGATCATTCAATGTTGATGCTGTTGCAGTAGACGATAATGTTTCATTAGAAGTTATTGAATTAAGTACAGATGTACAATTCTTTGATAATGTTATTACAACTACTAATTCAAATAGTGATTTAGAATTACGCACAAATGGTACAGGTAGTGTATACCTTCAAGAACTAGATATCTTAGGCAACAACATATCAACTTCTGATTCAGCAATTACTATTGCACCAACAGAAAATTTAAACATTACATCTACTACTGCTTTACTAATACCAAGAGGAACATCAGCTCAACGTGTACAAGATACAGGAAGCATATTAGATGGCGGATCAGCATTTAACAATGCATCTATACTAAGTGGTGGTAGTGCATCAACAGTATTTGATTCTGAATCAATAGTATATAATTCAGGTGCATCAATACTAGCAGATCAAGGAACTCCAGGAGCAATACGTTTTAACACTGACGATAATGTGTTTGAAGGAACTACGCAAAATACAGTAACATTTAATGGCGTTTATTCATCTGATAGATTAACTAGTGTACTTGCACATCCTACAAATGATACTATATTGTTTACTACAAATAGTGTAAGTGCTGGTGTTATAGATAGCACAGGAATTACACTAAACGGCTTACAAGTAGACGATGTGTTTATTAATGATTCAACAATTACTACAAACGTTTCTAATAGTGATTTAGAATTAACACGTAACGGAAACGGAGAAGTAGTACTAAACAATATATCAATTATTGGAAATACTATTAAAAACAATACTAACAAAGGTGTTGTTAATATAGTAAATTCAGGATTTGGTTATACTAAATTTACTGGTACTGGCGGTGTAGTTATTCCGTTTGGTGGCACAGCAACACAGCCTGATCCAGCAACAAATCCAATACCAGTAGGTGACACAAGATACAACACTGATACTCAAATACTTGAAACTTGGGACGGCAACACGTACCTTACTTCAATGGGTCCTAACCCACCAATTACTCCAGCAGAGTTTAACGACTTGCTGTTGGAATACACTATTATCTTTGGGTAACAACACCCTTTTATCTTAAACGTATAAATACTATTAATGCAAAGCAAGACCATTGTGGACCAACATATCTACAAGCTGAGCAGGACTAACTGTGGTTATCCGGCAAAGAGCGTGAGCTGAAAATTAGGGTAGAGGGACAGGATCCCCGTATTGAGGAGAAAAGATGAGCGCCATCGGTCGTATTAGCGGTCCGCTCTTAAAGTCGAATTTATTGCGTAACGGCATAGATTTAGCATTTGAGACGGATTTATTATATCTTGATGTAAACAATCAACGCATCGGTATCAAAAACGCAACACCTCAATACGAGCTAGACATCACAGGTACAACACGTACAACAGATATAAGAGTTACAAATAGAGCAGACATTGGTGATATCAATGTACTAGGTAATACTATTTGGAGCGACAACCAATACCTATACTTAGGTACAGTAGACAACATTGTTTACAACAACAAATTACGTGTAGATGATATTGACGTTGAAGGTAACGTTATTAGCACAAACACATCAAATTCAAACTTAGAATTACGTCCAAACGGAACAGGCGAAGTACATGTTTATTCAAACATGGAAGTGGACGGAAATATACATGCTACTGGAAATATTACAGCAGATGGTAATATTGTACTAGGTGATGCAGACACTGATAGTATTACTTTCAATGCAGATGTAGCATCAGATATTATACCAGATTTAGATAATACTTATAACTTAGGTTACAAAGGTACAGAGTATACACAAAATGCAGGTAACTTTGCATTAGGTGATGCTACAATTACTGTTAGTAGCGGTACTGGAACACTTAACGTACCTGCAAGTGGTACTGCTTGGGCAGATGACGTTGTTAACACTACAGCAAACATTGCTGATAGTTTATTATTAGCATTACAGTCTACATCAGGAACACTACACAAAATTACAACAACTAGTGTTTGGACAGGAACAAATCCAAGACAAGCATCAATATCAGCACCTAGCATTTTAGACGGAACTTACAACGTAGTTCAAGTTAACCTTGGTGCAAAACGTTGGGCTGATGTTTGGGTAGATAACATTGTAACTAACGGTATTAATACCGGAACTATTATTGTTGACGGAGTTGACCTAACACTACGCCAAGGTAACATTTTTTATGTTGCAGAAAATGGCGATGATACACATACAGGAACTCATCAACAAGATCCTTTTGCAAGTATCAGTAAAGCACTTAGTGTTGCAAGTTCAGGAGATACAATTCATGTATATCCTGGTATATACACAGAAACATTTCCACTAACTGTTCCAGTAGGAGTTACAGTTAAAGGACAAGGTATACGTGGCGTAACTATACAGCCAACAACAGCAACACGTTACAATGATGCATTTTTGCTCAATGGCGAAACGACTATTGAAGATTTAACAGTTAGTGATTTTTATAGTGGCGGAGCATTCCACGACACAACAGCGGCAAGCGCAGGATCTGCAACTTTAAATGTTGGAACTGCACCATTTGCACACACGTATGTAAGTGGCGGAACAATTACATTTGGTGGCACTGATTATGCAATTACAAATGCTGTTTATACTCACGGAACTGGCGAATTAGTAATTACACACGCAGGACCAGATGCCGGCGTAGGAACAAATACATTTATTAAAGATATTGTGTTTAGTTGCAATGGCGGTAATAGAACATTCCCAGACAACGGATATGCATTCCGTTTTGCTACAGACTTTGAAGTAACTAGTCGTTCACCATACATTAAAAATGTATCAGTAATTACAAAAGGTAGTGTAACAAGTGCAAGTGATCCAAGAGGCTTTGATGCAGGAGATGCAGGTAAAGGTGTATATGTAGATGGTGCATACGCAACTATAAATTCTAAAGAAGCGGCAATGTTATTTCATAGTGCAACATTTATTACTCCAGGAGTTGATGCACTTACAGCAACAAACGGTGCTAGAATAGAATGGTTAAACTCATTTACATATTTTGCAAATAGATCAGCATACGCATTTGATAGTAACGATGGTCTAAAAGGCGAAGGTAAAACACGTATTAGATTAAGTGGTATCTCCGGCACATTTGCTGGCGGCGAAACAATTACATTTACATCTACAGATAATTCAACAGTAGTTACTAAAGTAATTAACAGTGTTGAAAACAGCGACACACTTGTTATTAATGGAAAAGACACAGGCTTATTAGGATTTGACTTTACTCCGTTAAGTATATCATCAAGTGGCGGAGCAAGTGCTACTGCTATTGAAAGTTTAGATCTAAGAGACTTTGGTGCTGAAATACGCATGATTGGTAGTGCTAGTGTTTACGGTAATAATGGCTTAGTAGGTGACGGACCAGGTGTATTAGTTTACGCTATTGGACACAACCTTGCATATATTGGTAATGGTAAAGCAGTTACTAATGATCCATCAACTGTAATACAATCACAAGAAGTTATTGAATCTAACGATGCACAAATACGTTATAACTCAGTTGACCATAAAGGTGACTTTAGAGTTGGTGATTTATTTTATGTAAACCAAGAAACAGGTAGTGCTTCATTTAGTGTTAGTGATTTTGTAATTAACACAACTAACGGAGTTACATTTAACACAGGTAGCGACACTACTTTTGTTGATGGTTCAAAAATTGAAACTGGTGATTGGCGTATAAGTGGCAACACAATACAAACACTAACACAAGATGCAAACTTTAATGCCGCTAGTGGTACAATTAAATTAAATGATAATGTAGATATTACAGGTAACCTTGATGTAACAGGTAATGTTACAATTGGCGGTAATATTACAATTGGTGACGAAGCAACAGATACAATAGAAATTGTTGCAGGAATTGATAGTGACATTATTCCTAAACTTAATGGTGTATATAGCTTAGGTGAAGCAACTAAACAATGGAGCAATATTTGGGTCAATCAAGTTAACATTGATAGTATAAAAATACGTGATAACTTTATTGAAACTACAGAGTCAAATGCAGATTTAGAAATAAGAGCAAACGGCACTGGCAACATCTATATACCAAACAATAATGTACAAATTGATAATGCTCTTACAGTTGCAGGACTTGCAACACTTGCTAATACAAATATTACAGGTACAGTAACGCATGTAGGTACTACTAACCAAACTGGTACTACTAATGTTACAGGTAATGTTACTGTAACACAAAACTTAGATGTAGGTGCCGCGGCACAGTTTGAAGAAATATTAATTGATGATAACTTTATTACTACAACTACAGGAAATACAGATTTAGAATTTCGCACAAGCGGAACAGGTAATATTATTGTTCCAGATAATAATGTTAACATAACAAATGATTTAACAGTTGCAGGCGATATTAGTGCAAGTAACTTAACTGCTAGTGCAAATATAACAAGTGCAACAGCAAACATTGGCGATGTACAAATTAGCGGAACAACTGTAGAAGCAACGGCTTCAAATGCAGATTTAGAATTACGTGCTAACGGAACTGGAGATGTAACTGTTCCTACTAGTAATGTTGTGCTTGGCCAAGCACTTCAAGTTTTGGGTACTACTGACTTACAAAATGTAAACTTAGGTGGTGTTCTTACACATTTTGGTAATACTGTACAAACAGGTAACTTTACCCTTACTAACGGAGAGTTTACAAACGGCGATATTAAAATTGATGGTAATACAATTGAAACAACTGCTTCAAGTTCAAACTTAGAACTACGTGCAAATGGTAGTGGTATTATTAGTATACCAACTAACAATGTTGCAATTACATTAAATTTAGATGTTGACGGTGATACAGATTTACAAGCAACAAATATTACAGGTACACTTACGCACTTAGGCGATACTAACCAAACAGGAAATTATACTGTAACTGGTCAAGCAGATATTGATAGTGTACAAATTGATAGTAACTTTATTACTACTAATGTTTCTAATACAGATTTAGAATTACGTGCTAATGGCACAGGTAAAGTATTAATACCAAATAACAATGTACAGATTGATAACAATCTTACAGTAAGTGGCGACACAGATTTACAAGCAACAAATGTTACAGGTGCAATAACTCATGTAGGTAATACTACACAAACAGGTAATACTGATCTAGCAGGTAACTTTGATATTACTGGCACTGTTACTGTGTCAAGCGTAGCACAGTTTGAAAATGTAAACATTACAAACAACGTTGTAACTACTACAGAATCAAACAGTGATTTAGAATTACGTGCGGCAGGAACAGGCGAAGTAATTGTTCCACAGAATGATGTACACATAACAAATGATTTAATTGTAGACGGAACTATTACAGTAGGTGATATTAATAGTGCAGGTACTATTACAGCAAATCAATTTAGTACAGGCGACATATTAATTGATGATAATTTCATTACTACAACAGCAAGTAATTCAGACTTAGAATTACGAGCAAGTGGTACAGGTGAAGTTGTAGTTCCTAGCAATGATGTTTTACTTTCACAAAACTTAACAGTTGACGGATTAGCAACACTAAAAAATACAAATATTACAGGTACAGTAACACATACAGGTACTACTAACCAAACTGGTGATTTAAACTTAACAGGTGCATTAGATGTTGACGGCGATATTACTATTGCTGGAGCAGTACAATTTGAAAATATACAAATTGCAGGCAATGTAGTTGAAACAACACATACAAACAGTGATTTAGAGTTACGTGCTAATGGCACAGGCAAAGTTATTATTCCAACTAATGATGTTGAAGTTATTGGTAACTTAACAGTTGATGGAACACTAACAGTTGGCGATATTGTTAGTACAGGACAAATACAAGCAAACACATTTTATACAGGTGACATACGTGTAGACGATAACTTTATTACAACAACTACAAGTAATTCAGACTTAGAATTACGAGCAAGTGGTACAGGAAGTATTGTAATTGATACGCTTAGTATTAACGATAGCACAATATCATCTACAGGCGATCTTACTTTAGCACCAAGTACAGAACAAGTTATTATAGATGCAACAGGATCTGTAAAACTACCAAGCGGTACAACAGCACAACGTCCAACAGGCGTAGCAGGACAGATTAGATTTAACAGTCAATTATCACGCTTTGAAGGATATGACGGAACTAACTGGATTGTATTACACGGTGTAGAAGATTTAGACGGTGATACTAAAGTAACTGCTGAACAAACAACAGGTGCAAATGACAACACTATTAGGTTTGATGTAGCAGGTAACACTATAGTTGATATAACAAATATTAGAATGTCAGCACCAAAAGTAACCGTTGATGACATCACTATTGACGGTAATGTGATAAGTACTACTACAACTAACACAGATATGATTCTGGGTGCAAATGGCACAGGTAGCGTTAAGATAGATAATATTGCTTTTAGTGATAATACTATTACTAACACTTCGTCAAATGCTGTAACGCTGTTATCAAATACTGATAATGGCTATTTTAAGTTTGGTACAACTTATGGTATGGTTTTACCAGGCGGAACGGCAGCTGAGAGACCACCTGTAGCATATACCGAACAAGGTATGATGCGTTATAACTCAGCTGACGGTCGTGTTGAAATATGGGATGGATCAAACTGGGTATCTGTAGCAGGTGCGCAGTCAGGTGTAACAAGAGCTGAAGCAGAAGACATAGCACTCGAAATTGTATTGAGTTTAGGATAAGAAAAAATGGCAACATTATTTAAGAATAAAGTAGTAAAAGAAATAGGTACGTTACCGGTTGACATATATGAAACTGATGCAAGTACACGAGCAACCGTTATTGGTTTAAGTATTACAAATTTAACAACATCATTTGTTTATGTTGATGTTATTATATTTGATGATACAAGTGTTGCAGGTTTCTATTTAAAGGATACAGTGTTGCCAGCTAATACAGCACTAAGAGTTGTTAACCAAGGTGAAAAACTTATATTAGCGGCTAATAACAAATTACAAGTTCGAGCTAGTGTCGCAGACAGTGTTGACGTAGTATTGAGCTTTGTGGAGATTGTGTAATGACATATTATGTAGGTAATAACCCACAAGACGTTTTAGACGGGTTTATTAAAAGATATTTTTACGGTATGCGTAGGAATGAAGATGGTGAATTATTTTTAATTCGTATTGACCAGCTTCAAGGACAAGAAAATGTTGCAGTAATTAACGACATTGGTGTATCAGCAAATAACTTTTTAGACTTTGAAGAAGGTATTGATTATTTAGATGGAGTAGACGCAGAGCATAATATTGTTTATGCAAACTTGCGATATCCACAGATTAGATGGGACGGACGTTCATTAGTCTATTATATTGATCCCACAGACGGACAATTTATAATGAGAATATCAGAAGGATATGACTACCCTGAGAATATTTCAGGACCAGGGTATTAAGGAGCAACTAAATGGCAGAGTTTAAGTTAGATAGATTTAAGTATGTTTGGAAAGGTGATTGGACCCCAACTACTGACTATCGAAGAGACGACATTGTAAGAGTCGGCGGTAAAAGTTATGTGTGTATTGTTACACATACTTCAAGCGGAACGTTCCTTACAGACTTAGAAGCAACATTACCAGGATCAAGTCCACCACAACCATATCCACAATGGACGGTGATGACAAGTGGTAAATCTTTTGCTGGCACTTGGACACAAGGCGTTGCATATAACTTAGGTGACATAGTACTTTATAACGGCTCTTTATATAAATGTAATGATTCACACAACAGCGGAAACTTTGCTTCAGAATATCCTTTTTGGGATCTGTTTGCATACGCACAAGAATTTTTAAAAGATTGGACAACAGCAACAACATATGCACCTGGCGGCATTGTAAAATATAACGGTATAGTTTATATTTGTCATATACCACATACATCAAGTTCATTACTAGAAAATAATATTAATGACTGGTTAGAATTTGGTAACGGTATTGAATACAAAAGCACATGGACTGCTGGCGTTGACTACAGAAAAAATGACTTAATACGCTACGGTGCTAACATATTCCGTTGTACAACTAGTCATACAAGTGCAGGTTTAGCATTTGATCAAACTAAATTTCAAATTGAATTTCCAGGTACACAAGCAAACTTAGCTGTTTGGCAAGATACTGAATTTTACCAAGAAGGTGACGTTGTACGTTACGGTGGCTTTATTTACTTTGCAATAGCAAATAGTATTGATGTTGATCCTAGTAGAAGTCAAGAAGATAGTACAGTAGCATGGATTGTACTTGCTAAAAACTCAAGTTTTGCAGGTGAGTTTGTTTCAGGCACAGCATATAAAACAGGTGAACTAGTTTTACGTGGTGGTTATTTGTACAGAGCATTAACTGATGTTAACGTTGTTGATGGTACAGATAGTACTGTAGATTATTTAGATAATAGCATTTGGGAAAAAGTTGCTGAAGGTAACAAGTGGTCAGAAGTATGGAAGGAAAACACTAACTACGCAGTTGGTGAAGTTGTTTACTATAAAGGTAGTGCGTATGTTTGTACATTTGAACATGATGCTACACAAAGAGACAATCCAGAAAACGGTAGCGGATATAGTTATTGGGATCTACTTATTCAAGCAGGTCGTCCAGCAGGTATGGATACCAAAGGTGACTTACTTACATACAACACATTAGATGACGGCAGTTCACAAGGCGATATTGGACTACCAATTGGACAAGAACAACAAGCTCTATCAGTTGCTGACGATTATGAAGCATTTTGGAGAGACTTTGCTAATGATGCAGAAGCAGTGTATGTTGCACCAAAAGGATTTGACTTACCTGGTTACGGCAAAGACTGGAAACAACCTTTTGCAACTATTAGACATGCTTGTGAATATATCGAAGATACATTTCCAGCACTAACTCCTGCAAAAATATTTATTGCGGCAGGCAGATATGAAGAAGTTGGACCAATAGCAGTTCCAGCAGGTTGTGTTGTTATGGGAGATGAATTACGTGCAACAAACATAATTGCAACTCCTGCAATTCCAGAATACGAAGACAACTATCAATATGTAAAAGAAACAGATACTTATATTAGTGGATTTATTTTAGATCTTATACAAAATCAATTCTTAACACCTACAAGCGGAAATAGTGAACCACAAGTATTAGTAGGACCAGTATCAGATCAACCTACAGCACAAAGAATTTTAGAATTAATTGCTGAATATGAACAGTTTATTGAATTCCGTTTACCTACAGAATCAGGAGATGTTGATCCTGCTCAAACAACTGTATCAAACGATTTAACAACTAACTCAGCATTTAAAGCGGCATCAGAACAGTTGATGGCTAACAGAGAATTTATTGGTAACGAAGTGTATGCAAGACTAACACTAAACTTTCCAAGCGTTACATTTACTAAGAAATATGTTTTAGCAGATGTAAGAGCAATGATTAGAGGTGTTGCACAAGACTTATTATACGAAGGCAATCATAGAACATTATATGCGGCAAGACGTTATACAAATAGTGCATTAGGCGGACAGTTTGATGACTTGTTTTATATGAGAGATACTACAGGACTAAGAAACTGTACAACTGAAGGTCTTACTGGAACACTAAATCCTCCAGGCGTGTTTGACTTATATCAACGTCCAACAGGTGGCGCACTTGTATCATTAGATCCAGGTTGGGGACCAGCAGACGAACGTGTTTGGATTAAAAATAGATCACCATACATGCAAGGTGTAACAAACTTTGGCTTTGCTTGTGCAGGTATGAAAGTTGACGGAAACTTACATAATGGCGGCAACAAGTCAATGGTTGCAAACGACTTTACACAAGTATTAAGCGACGGTGTTGGAGCATGGATTACTAATAATGCTAGAGCAGAACTTGTGTCAGTGTTTACATATTATTGTTCAGTTGGTTACTTGTCAGAAAATGGCGGCATTATACGTGCAACAAATGGTAACAACTCATATGGTAGATTTGGTAGTATTGCATCAGGTGGAGACACAACAGAAGTTCCACAATCAACTACATTAATGAATAGAAATAACGAAGCACAAGTTGATAAAGTATTTGCAGGTTTATCAGATGATAGAATCTTAGCATTTGAATTTAGTCACACTGGTGAGAAATATACTAGTGCAACTTCAACAGTAACAGGTGCTGGATCAAGTGTTAGTACAGAATTTAGAGATTATAGAGCCGGTGCTTTATTCCAAGCAAGACTAGTTAATACTCAAGGATCAGGAAGCGAAGGCGGTAGTAATTATCTAGTAAGACAGGGTTACGCACAGGAAACACCAAATGCCGCAAGTACACTAAAATTATCAACTACAGATGCAACACAGTTTTATAATGAAATTGAAGGCATGAGAGTTGTAGTTTTATCAGGACTAGGTGCAGGACAGTATGCATATATTACTGCATATAATAGTGCAACTAGAGAAGCTACTTTGACAAAAGATTCAGATGGTACATTAGGGTGGGATCATATTATTCCAGGAACTCCTTTAGTAGCATCATTTGACGCAACTACATATTATAGAATAGAACCAAGAGTAGTTGCAAGTGATCCAGGTTGGTTATCAGAAAATAAAACTATTGAACGTTTAGATTACGTTAGTGCAGACTTTGGCGGAACAAGTCAGTTATATCCAAGTTTAGATGGTCAAGTAGGAACAGGCGAAACTTTTGGATTAGATCCAATTGCAAGTAATTGGCGTGTACAACGTTCAGGTAACATTTATACACTAACACTAGTAACTGGCGGTGCTGGTTATGCAGTTAACGATACAATTACACTAAGTGGTACAGACTTAGGAGGCGCAAGTCCTGCTAATGATATTTCAATTAGAGTAGCATCAGTTACAGACGATAGTTCAAATAGTGTTGCAACATTTACATATTCAGGTGAACCAGTAGGCGGATTATTTGTTGCTATCGATGATAAATCACAGGCGGCATACAGTGCAGATGGCAACACTTGGGTACAAGTTAATTTAAGTTTTGACGCTGGAACTGATGAATACATAAAAATATTAGCAGAAGAAAATAAATTCTTAGCATTTGCTACAGGAATGAATACTTACAGTTATTCAGAAACAGCAACAAGTTGGACTACTAGAGCATTGCCAATAACTAGAAATTGGACTGATGCGGCTTTTGGTAGCGGCACGTTTGTATTAGTTGCTTCAGGAACAGCAGATGCACTTTATAGTACAGATGGACTAACATTTTCACAATCAGTATTACCACAAACAGATGACTGGGCGGCAGTACAATACGGTCAAGGAACATTTGTTGCAGTAACAAGTGGAGCAACACAAGACGTTGCTACATCACCAGATGGTATTACATGGACACTGAGAAACGCAGTATTACCAGCAGGAAGTAAAACTTGGACTAATGTATTATTTGGTAAAAATAGATTTGTTGCTATAGCAACTGATGGAACAACAGCATATTCATTAGACAAGGGTGTAACTTGGACAGCAGGTGGTAGTTGTAACGAAAGTGGAGCCTTTGTTGTTAAAAACGGCATATATTCGCAAGGTGTGTTTATGGCAGTTGGTTGGGCAACTACAGTTGGATCTGGCTTTACACTAGAAGGTTATGAAAATGCATTAGTATCAGAAGACGGTATTACATGGACACCACAATCATTAAATTTAAGTTATAAGTGGGCGGCGATTGCTGAAGCACCATTAGACGGAACTCCAAAGTTCATGGTAATTGCACAAGATGCAGACGGTGGCTTACAACATGTAACAACAGGATGTAAAGCTCTTGTTAGAGCAAGTGTTAACCAAGGTAAATTCCAAGACTTATTGATATGGGATCCAGGCAGTGGTTATAATGATGCAAATCCTTTAACATTAACTGTTACAGATACGCAATTTGTATCAGAAGTTGAATTTGAAAATAGAATTGGTACAGGAGTGTTATCACAACCAGACTTTATTAATAGAGGTGGCGGTTATCGTATAACAAGTACAAACGTAACTATTGCAGGTGATGGTTATGCAGATATTGTACCAGAAGCGGCATTTATGACACTAGCAGGAGTTGCAACAATTCCTGGACCAGGTGTGCAAATTAAATTTGAAGGCTTATTAGAAGAAGCTACAGATGACCCAAATGATTTAAAATTATTCTCAGGTATTGAAATTACAGATTTAGGTGATGACGGTAGTGGCGCAGGAACAAGACTAGTTGCTTTTAAAGTTTCTCCAAGATTAAGAAACGAATATAATTTAGCACACGGTACAGTTGTAACACTACGTGAACGTTATAGTCAGTGTAGAATTAGTGGACACGACTTCCTAGACATTGGTACAGGTAACTTTGTAAACACAAACTATCCTGACATATATGCAGGCGGAGCGTACTACACAGCGGCACCAGAAAATGAAGTATTAGAGCAAACAGGCGGAAGAGTATTTTATGTAAGTACTGACCAAGATGGTAACTTTAGAACAGGTGAATTATTCAGTGTACAACAGGCAACAGGTATTGTTACTATTAGTGCTGAATTCTTTGACTTAGACGGTCTGTCAGAACTAGCACTTGGTGGTGTTAGATTAGGTGGTTCAGGTACAGTTGTTAATGAATTTAGTACAGACCCAACTTTTGCGGCAGACTCCAATCAGGTTATTCCAACACAAAGAGCTATTGCTTCATTCTTAGCAGACAGACTAAGTGTTGGTGGTGAGAACTTAGAGACAAACGCAATACAGGCAGGACAAGTAAGAGTTGGTACAGTTGATAACGTTATAGAACATGCATCAGACGGCGCTATTGACATACCAATTGATGTTTCAATTGATGGAACATATACATCGACAGATGAGTTTGGTGTAGAGACAACAGAACAAGTTGCAATAAGTGGTACAATATACACTATGCAACAATTAATGAAAGGCCATGACGACTCTGTTCAATAAAATGCGCAGATATCATAGATGGATAAATACAGTAACTTGGAGTTAAGAACAAATGGCAGAGTTTAAATTAGGTAGAATTAGATTCGTTTGGAAAGGTACATGGAGTACTGGCAGAACGTATTATCAAGACGATGTCGTCACAGTAGGCGGCAGAATGTACATATGTACGATTGGACATGAAAGTGACGCAGACTTTTATAACGATTTCGATATAGTACCCCCAAAATGGAATCTTGTTTCAGATGGACAAGCATGGAAGGGTAACTGGTCCCCAAATACAGCATACATTTACAATGATATTGTAAAATATGGCTCAGGACTTTATATTGCAAATACCAATCATACTTCTGCAAATACAACGGGCACAGGCTCTTTTGCAGTAACAATAGAAACAAATGCTTCTGCTCCAGGCAATAATGTTTTTGTTGTCGATGGTGTACAATATCCAAACTTACAACTTACTGCTGGTTACACTTATACTTTTGTACAAGATGATGAATCAAATGATACTCATCCGTTTTTATTCAGTGAAACAAAACACGGTACACACAACGGTGGAACTACATACGAAACAGGCGTTACTTACTACCTAGACGGCGCTGTAGTTGCTGATAAAGCAACTTATGTTGGAGGCTTTGATGCGGCAACAACACGTAAAATAGTAATTGCAGTTACAGGCGCAACTCCAGATCCTTTATACTACTATTGTCATAACCATAACAACATGGCAATTGATGCAGAAATTGATATTCAACTTGTTGGATTAGAAAATGACGAATCAAAATGGGATACCTTTACAAACGGTATTACTTGGAAAGGTGATTGGCAAACAGGCTTTGGTTATAAAGTAAATGACATTGTTAAATATGGCGGAAGTTCATATGTGTGTAATACAGCACATACTTCAGGATCATTATCCGATGGCTTAGAAGTAGACCAAGCAAAATGGGATTATCTAAACCAAGGTATTGAATATAAGTCACAGTGGATTACTGGAACACGTTATAAAGTAAATGACGTAGTACGTTACGGTGCTAGTTTGTGGATTGCAACAGCACAGCATACAGGTTCAGCATCATTTGGTACTGACAGTGCTAATTGGGAAAAATTTGTAGAAGGCTTCCAGTACGAAGGCGAATGGGATGCCTATAAAGATTATCAACCAGGTGATATTGTACAATATGGTGGTTACCAGTATATTGCAAAAACAGATCACATTGGAGAGTTTCCTTCAACAAGTACAGTAAACTGGGACTTGTTTAGTGAAGGATTTAAATTCCAAGACGAATGGGGTGCTGATAGTACAGCACAAGAATATAGAGTAGGTGACGTTGTACGTTACGGTGGTTTTACATATCTATGTATTTTAGACCACACTAACCAAGAACCACCAAATGCTACTTACTGGAAAAAGTTTACTTCAGGATTAAACTGGAGAGCAGTATGGGCAGACGATGTAGAATACAAAGTTGGTGATGTTGCACGTTACGGTGATAACTCATACATATGTATTAACGGACATTTATCAGATGGTGATAGCGCAGGCAGTGCAGGCTTTGCTATTAACTCAAGACCAGACCAAGACACTGGTGGCGTATATTGGCAAGTTATTGCTGTTGGTACAGAACAATCTGTGCTTACTACAAAAGGTGACTTAGTTTACTATAGTGGATCTGCTCCAACAAGATTACCAATTGGTGAAGATGGTCAAATTTTAACTGTTAACTCCGAAGGACTTCCTAACTGGGAATTCATAGGCGAAACAGATGATGTTTATTATGTTGCAGGTCACGGTAAAGATAGCCCAGCACCAATATATGGTAAAACAATTGATAGACCTTTTAAAACTATTAGATATGCGGCACATCAAATTGAACGTGGTGCAAAGAATCCTAATGCGGCAAAACTACTTGAACTAAACAGAAGATTTATTCAAAGAGAAATTGTTGAATTTACAGACAATCAAATTACAAATAACGTTGCTCCATTTACAAGCAGTTTTGCATACGTTGCAGAAAAATGTGAAAGAGATATGGGTCTTATTGTAGACGCAGTTATTTGGGATATTAAACATGGCGGTAACGAACTTACATGGGACGCAATGTACGAGTATGTTAAAAATGCAACTAATTTTTACACACTAGGACAAGAAGCAGAAACAGTAGCAAGTATTAACTACGGTGTAACTGTAATGACTGCTGTTTTAAATCAAACAGCACCAGCAGTAAATTATCAAACATTAAATGGTGATAACTCAACAGCGATTGTAGCACAACATACAGATGCAAGTTTATCTGCTGAAACTGTAATTGACCATATTACAGCAAATGTTAAAATGATAACAGATGCAATTACAGCATCTAACCCAAATCAAGTGTTGCCTAAGAAAATTGTTCCAACAACATTAATTAAAGTTTCTACAGGATACTACTACGAAGTACTTCCAATTATTGTACCAGCTGAATGTTGTATTATGGGAGACGAATTACGTGCAACAAACGTACAGCCTCGCAAAGCAACAAATGCTACACTAACACCAAAACAAGATATACCATTTAGTTTTGAAGGACTTTCTCGTGTAGAAGAAGTTGTTGCAGATATTGTTGAAGGTGTTGCAGTTTCCAAAACAACAGCAAATGCATTAACACAAGACCAAACATGGCCTTATGCAGAAACTGATGTAGTTGGTCCGCAAGTACAAAAATTAGCACGTACTATACGTAGACAAATTGATAGTTCAACAGGTACTAAAGTTGAAGCAATTTATACACCTATATACGAAATGACTGATCCAAATTTTGGACGTTCAAGAGATTTATTCTTACAAAACAAAGCATTTATACAAGCAGAAATAATTGCTTACATTGAAGAAAACTATCCAGGACTAAGTTACAGTAAAACAAAATGTAAAAATGATGTTGGCTTAATTATGGACAATGTTGCGTATGACTTAACATACGGCGGTAACTGGATGAGTGTTGAAGCAGGTAAAGCATACTTCAACGGTAATACAAATACATTACAAATTAACAGTACTGAAAAAACAGCAACGTTAGCGGCATACGCACAACTTAAATCATTACTACAAACAGTTGGACGTAATATTGTAGTTAACCCAACTAGTCAAACACCAGATGATGCGGCAGACGTATCAACTGTTGCAGTTCCTCAAATTGCAGGTACAGGTGGTAGTGTTGCAGTTTCAACAGAAATAGGTAACTTACTAGACGATGTAATTTACACAATTGATAACGGATATGACAATGCTCCGGCAATTACATATCCAACAATTCCAGCAACATCGGATGCACAGTTAGTACAAACTCAAACTACTACTGACTTACTAGGAATACAAACTGGGACTATTGACTTTATTAGTAAGAACTTTGGTTCATTCAAATATAATAGTGCAACTTGCCGCAGAGATTTAACAAATATTATTACAGATGTTGCATATGATGTAGCATTAGGTACAAACTATAACGGTGTGTTTAGTGGTATTGCTTATCAGCGTCCAACTAACTCATATAACTTAACATCACAGCGTATTGAAACAATTGGTGCATTACGTTTTGCAAGAGATGAGCTAAAAGCAGACATTACTGATGCAACAGCAGAAGCAAGAATGGTTGCGGCATTTAATGAAATAGTTGATATTATTGATAACGGACTAGCGGCGGCAGATGCAAATGTATATCCAACACCAAGTTCATTACCAACAACAAATGCTGATGATGCGTTTGCAGACTTAAATGCAAACATTGCATTTATAAAAGCAGAAATTAATGCTTGGATTGATGATCAAGTTTTATTAAACACAACTACAACACCAGATCCAAACAGTATTTGGTTTAACTTTACATATGATGCAACTAAGTGTGCAAGAGATGTAGGCTATATTATTGAAGCAATGAAGTATGATATACTTTATGGCGGTACAATGGGAGCATCAAGAATTGCTGAATCCTACTTTGGAATTTACGGCGATACTTATCCTGCAGGCCAAACAGCACAAACTGCGGCGGCATATGATAGACTTGCTACAGTATTAGATCAAATTGCAAGAGAAGCATCAGTAACTAAATCTTCAGGTAACGCATTGAACCAAACACAATTAGGTTCAGCGGCAACTTCAACTGAAGGTAATGCATTACTTGCAAACATGCAAATTATTGAAGATGTATTAACAGCAGGAAATGCTAACGGCATGCCAGCAGTAGTATATCCAGACTTAGCATCATTAGGTGTATCAGCTACATTGCAAACTGAAAAAGGCGCAATGGATACTGCTAGAGCACAAACAATACTAGATGTTATCCAATATATTTCAGATACTTACAATGACTTTAATTACAATCATGCTAAGTGTTCAAGAGATGTTGGATTAATTATAACTGCTTTTGTATACGACTATGCATTGAATACTAACTATGCTAGTATGTTTGCGGCGCAGTCATACTTAAGAGCACCAAGTAAAAATGTTGTTAACGATCAAAAAACTGCAAGTATTGCGGCATTTGAATTTGCAAGAACTAAAGTATTAGAATCAGTAGTTACAGCAGGTGGCTTTGCTCCAGCAGTACAAGCAGTAAACAATACTTGGGAATGGATTGATGATACAATCTTTAATGCTACAGCAGAAGGTGGTAAATCTAACAGCGATCAAGAAGTATGGAACGCAGTAAGACACTTAGAACTTAATAAAGAATTTATTGTAGAAGAAGTTGTTGCACACGTTGATGATTGGTTCAAGATAGCAGTTTCCAAAACTGATCAAGCATCAAGCGTATTAACAGTAGCAGACACAAGTTGGTTAAAAGCAAATCAAAAAGTGCTTGCACAAAACATGGATGACTCTGCAGACGCAGTAACAGACGCAAACCTTGCAGTAAGTACAACTTACTATGTTAAAGATATTTTAAGCGATACAACACTTACATTATCTGCAACACCAGGTGGTTCAGCTGTTGCATTATACGACACTGATTCAATTGTAGTACAATTAGATGAAGGTAAATTACGCAACGATATGTCTGATATAGTTGAAGGCATTGCATTTGATGCAGTTCTTAATACTAACTACAACCAAGTAGCATTAGGCTTAGATTTTGTAACAGGCGACAATGCATCAATAACTGCACTAGGTAAAACACAAATTGCGGCAGGTATATCATATGCTAAAGGACTAGTTGCAGGAATAAAAGAGTTTAGAACAAATGCAACTTACTTGTCAAGATCAAATGCAGGATTTGACGAAGTTACTGATATTGTAAACAACGGTGCAGGCAATGCAAACGCATTAACTTTCACAGGCACAAACAATGCAGTTGACCAAGTAGCAAACAATGAAGCATTTATAGCAACAGAAGTATTAGAATGGATTAACCAAAACTATAATTCAATTTACACAGCAATGGACACTACACAGTTTACAACTGAAATAGGGTACATAGTTGATGCTTTAAGATATGACTTATTAAATGGTGGTAACAGTGCAACACATAGACTTGCTACAAGATACTTTACAAGTACAGAGTTTAAAGCTAACCTTGGTAATAATGCTACTGCAAGTGGACTTGCATTTAACTACTTACAATCGTTTATTGATAACATTGTATTAGATAATACAGCAGGTTGGTCAAAATTAAGCGGCGGAACACAAGATACATCTGCTTCAGCTGGTACAGCAACTCAAGCAACAACAGCACAAGCATTAGTAGGAATAATAGAATCAGTTGCAGGCGGTAACGCGGCAGGTGTTAAAAATTATCCAACAATGACACTAGCAAGTGCTACATCAGTAAGTAATGTTATAGCACATGCTTCTAAAATTGGAGTTAAAGCAGTACGTAGTGTAAGTAATACTTACAGAGCATCGTTTGAATTAAAAGCAGATTATGCTTACAATAAAACATTATGTAAACGTGATGTACGTGAATACATTGAAGCAATGAAATGGGATATGACTAACACTCAAGAGTGGGCAAGAACATATACTGACAACATTAGCTTTAATAGACCGGGTGCTTATAAATCAAGACTAGCGGCACGTTACTATGTTAATAATGTAATAGGATCACAAGAAGAAGATTTCTACTACTTACGTAACGGTACAGGTTTAAGATTACAAACAATGGAAGGCCTACAAGGCGACCTAAGTCCAGAAAATGCTTACGGAACAAGACGTCCAACAGCAGGTGCATATGCATCATTAGATCCAGGCTATGGTCCAGACGATGTAAGAGTTTGGATTAGTGCAAGATCACCGTACATACAAAACTGTACAACATTTGGATTTGGTGCAATAGGACAAAAAATTGACGGTGCCCTACACAACGGTGGTAACGACTCAATGGTATCAAATGACTTTACACAAGTTATTAGTGATGGTATTGGTGCATGGATTACAAACAACGGTAGAGCAGAACTTGTGTCAGTGTTTACATACTATTCACATGTAGGTTATCTTGCAGAGAACGGCGGACGTATACGTGCAACAAATGGTAACAACTCTTACGGTGCATTTGGATCAGTAGCAGAAGGTACTGACCCAGAAGAAATAGCAGTAACAGGTATCATTGATAATAAATTCCAGTATAACGCTACTGTAGCAACTGTTAATACAGATGCAGATCAGTTACTAGCATTAGAATACTCACATGCTGGTAATGACTATACTGAAGCAAAACTAGACTTCTTTGGACCAGGTTCAAACGAAGAAACAGTATCAGATGAATTTAGAGACGGTGCAGTTTATCAAGTTGGTATTGGTAATACAGTAAATGTTACAGACGGTGGTAAAGGTTACTTAGTTGTTACTAATACTGCACAAGCAGGTAGTACTACAAGTCTTACAATATCAGCAACAGACGGTAACATTAGTTCAGCATACATTGGTATGAGAGTACAAATTGTTGGCGGTGCTGGTGCAGGTTTATTTGGTATAATTGACACATACAATGCAGGTTCTAAAGTAGCAACTGTTGAAAGAGAAAGCGACGGAGTTGCAGGTTGGGATCATGTACTTCCAGGATTTACTTGGGAAGAACCTAACTCAACTTCAACATATTTGATTGAACCAGCAGTTTCGTTTACTGCTCCAACTAACACTTCAGGTGATAGTACGCTACCAACATCAACAACTTGGTATGCAAACGAGTTTATTGAAACAGCGGCTCAATATACAGGAGTTGCTTCTGAAACTGAATCAGACGGTAATGGTGCAACATTTGATGTTACACGTAACGGTAGCAAATACTATGTTACAGTTAATGCCGCAGGTACAGGTTATGTTAGAAACGCAACTGTAACAATTAAAGGTTCTAACTTAGGTGGCGTAGATATAACACACGATATAACAATAACATTAACATCACTTAATGCTAATGGTGCAGTTGTAGACTTTGACTTTATTGGTCAAGGACGCAAAGGATTCTTCCTTGGCGCAGGCGCAGGTAGTAACGGTGCAATTAGTTATGATGGTATTACATGGCAGTCACAAAATATTACAGCACCAGGTGCAGGTAATTGGTCAGACATTGCTCAAGGTTTACTTGATGATGGATCAACTACATTCCACCCAAGCTCAATAATTATTGTTGGTGACGGAACTAACGACATAGCACGTTCCGGAGACGGCGATACTTGGACAGCTGGTACTTTACCAGGTGCAATGAGTAGTGCAGGTGAAAAGAGTGTTGCATTTGGTAACGTTGACGTTGCAGTTAATAGATACGTTGTTATTTCAGATGATGACAGAGATGTTGCTTATTCAGAAGATGCAGGTCAAAACTGGACATTAACATCAAGTGCATTATCAGCAGTAGGCTTTGATAGTATTACATACGGAGCAGGATTATATGTTGCTGTACGTTCAGGAACAACAAGCATAAGTTACTCAACAAATGGTGTTGTTTGGACTGATGTTACTGCACCAGGAACAATATCAGGACCAGTAGTTTGGGGTAACGGACGTTTTGTTGTAACAGGCGGAACAGTTGGTGTAATGTACAGTTTAGATGGTATTACATGGGCAGATCCAGCATACCCAGGCGGTGCAAACGTAAGTACACTTGCTGGAACAGAACGTAACTTAGCATATGGACACGGTGTGTTTATTTTAACATCAGATGATACAGACGGAGTTCTTTATTCAGAAGATGCAATAGTTTGGACACTACAATCATTAGGATCTGCTGTAACAGGTGGATTTAATGCAGTTGCATTTGGTAACCCTGAGAAGATGGGAGTGTTTAGTATACTTCCTAATGCTACAGGTACAAGTGCAAAATACGCTAAGATTGGTGCTAGAACAAAAGCAAGAGCAGGTTTAGCAAATGAACAAATATTTGAGTTTAGAATTTATGAACCAGGTTCAGGCTACACAAGCGCACCAACTATTACTGTAACAGATCCAAATAACATTGAAGATGTTACACCAGTAGTAAGATTAGGAACAGGAGTACTTGGACAACCAACATTTATTAATAGAGGTAGTGGCTTTACAACTGCAACTGCATCAATTGATGCATTAAACAGTAACGGTAATGCAGACTTCTTACAAAGTGGATCGTATATTGCTGTAAGAAGACTTACTGCAAGACCAGTTAACGGATCTAATGTTGAGTTTGCAGGACTTCCAGGACAATTCTTTAAGTTGGTTAGTACAGTATCGTTTATTGGTAGTAATGATGGATCGTATACAACGTTCTTACAAGTTTCACCAGCAATAACTACAGCAAATATTCCATCAGATGGAGATGCTGTAAATATGCGTATCAGATTTAGTCAAGTACGTCTAACAGGACATGACTTCCTAGATATTGGTACAGGTAACTTTGCAGATACTAACTATCCAGGTGTACCAGTTAACGTACCTAACCAGGATAGAGAAACACAAGATGCTAATGGTGGTAGAGTGTTCTACACAGCAACTGACCAAGACGGTAACTTTAGAGTTGGTGACTTGTTTAGTGTTGAACAGGCAACTGGTGTTGCAACATTGAACGCTGAAGCGTTTAACATTGCAGGTCTACAAGAACTATCATTGGGTGAAGTTACACTAGGTGGTAACTCAGCAAGTATTACTGAATTTAGTACAGATCCATTCTTTACTGCAAACAGTGATACGATTGTTCCAACACAGCGAGCGATTAAGGCATACATTGAATCACAAATTGGTGGTGGTGGTGCTACGCTAGTTGTTAACAGTGTTACAGCAGGTGATATATTCATAGGCGGAACACAAATTACAACAGTGTCAGGTAGCCCAATAACAATTAAAGCGAACATTGTGTTCAGTGGTACAGTGCTAGGATATCCTCTAGCATGGAATTATTACCAGAGATAACAGTAACGGATAAATATTAGTAAGATAAAATGTTGAAATATCTAGCATATAACAGGAGATTAAGATAATGGCAAACGGAGTACTAGGATCAGCGGATTTAGCCGCGACAACGTATACTAACATATACGATGTACCCGATGGAAACTTTTCTGTAGTGTCGGTTAGCATTTGTAATAAAAATGCAACATCGATTACAGTAAGGCTTGCATTGGCAAAACCAGGGCAGTCACTACCACAGGCAGATGACTATATAGAATACGAAACAGAGATATTACCAAATGGTGTACTTGAAAGAACAGGTGTTGTTCTTGAAGCAGACCGTAAAGTATTTGCTCGTTCGTCAGCAACACAGACAACTGTAGTAGTTTACGGTATAGAAACAGCAACAGTATAAGGAAATAGATTATGGCTAGAAGAATTTCAACAGGAAAACTAGGAAGACCAATACTAGGAAACATTAGTGTTGAAGATAGCACTTTTGGTTCAGTGATAGCCAATGCAGATGTTGTTTTAGAACCTAACGGTACAGGTATTGCTCGTTCTACAAAAGACTTTAGAGTAGATAGTGCAAACTCTTTACGTTTAGGAGACAGTGATAACACTAACTACGTTGCTTTTAAATCTCCAGCGGCAGTAGCTAGTAATGTTACATGGACGTTGCCAGGCGCAGACGGAACAGCAAACTATCTATTAGCAACAGACGGATCAGGAACATTAAGTTGGGCTTCACCGTCATTGGCACTAGCAAGTGATACAGCAAGTGGTAACATCAATGTTGTACTTACAGCTGATGCAGGATCAAGTTTTTCAAACGCAAAACGTTCATCAAGAATACAGTTTGCACCCAACTCAGGTAATTTAACAATTACTGGTGAGCTAGGTGGAGCAACTGGTAACTTTAGTGGAACAGTCACAGCAGGCGGATTTGCAACTACAGGTGGTGCAAGTTTTGGTAGTGATTTAACAATTACAGGAACATTAACAGCAGGTACAGTTGCGTCAACAGGCGACATTACAGCGGCTGGCGATATTACTTCTAACTCAGATATTAGATTGAAATCTAATATTATTGGTATCAAAGATGCTTTAGCAAAAGTATTAAAATTAAATGGTAAACAATATACAATGAATGGCAAGGACAATCAAATTGGTTTGCTTGCACAAGAAGTTGAAGAAGTATTACCACAAATGGTTCATACAGCAAACGATGATATGGGTACTAAAGCAATTAACTACCAAAACATGGTAGCACTACTAGTTGAAGCTGTAAAAGAATTACAGCAGGAAATAAAAGGTTTAAAGGGGACAGCATAAATGGCTTTCTTTGTAGGAGCAACTGAAGTAGTTCCAGTACCACCCGGAAATGATTCCACTCGCGGAGGAGAATTAATGTCCGATGGCGATGGAACAGCATTCTGGGGATATATGGGTGCGGCAAGCGGCGATCCGGCAGCAGTTGACACAGGTCAATGGCGATATAGATCTATATATACACATGGATACTTAGCGGCTGGCTACAAAGGTTCCAATCCTTGGAGAAGTGTTAATAAAACTTGGCACAATACAGATACAACATTATACTGCGGCGAGCAGTTAGCAAGTACACAAGCATATACAAACGGTGTATGGAGTGATCATCATGCATATGTAATGACTGGTGGTGGCTTTAGTGGTACTAGTTCAGCAATATCAAGTTATAGTTTAGCAAATGGTTCGATTAGAATGTTTACATCAGATGGATTTTCATCTAGTGGTGTTAGCTACGGCTATGTAGGAAATGATCCAAAGAATGAAGGACTAGGTTATGGTACATCAGGATATGGTAACCACGTAGGTGGTATGAGAATGCACGTTAACCGTTATGACTTTCCTGCGGCAAATGACATTAAAGGTCAAAGTGGTTGGATTAACGGCGGCGGCAGTGCAGATACATCACGTATGCACTTTCCAACAGAAGTTATGTACAGTGGATGGAATTCAGGTACAGATGGATACGGCTGTGGCGGGCATGGAGAAAACAGAGGATACTTTGCTTGGACATCTACTTATAGATACGTGACATGGGCAAACTCAACATGGTCAGGAACAGGATCATGGGGTGGATATAGTAAAGACAGACATTGTAAAATACAATCAACAAAATGGGGACACCATTATATTGGTACAGGTAACAATGTTACAGCTGGTAAAGCAAGATTTAGTGATGCAACAGGTTCAACTGTAGCAAACTTTAACAAAGTAAGAAGTTACGGAGAAGATAATTCAGAAGACGGTCAAGATCATGGATATATTATGGGACACTTTGACGGTCAACAAAATAACCACACTATTAAACAAACACACTCAAGTGATTCAGAAGTAACTATGGGCGCAGGGTGTATGCCTAAAGGACATTATGGACAAAGTTCCGGAGCATGTTCAACAGGTGCGGCAAGTATTTTAGGGGGTGTAGGCTAATGGCATTTAAAATAGGAAATACAGAATTAGAATTTTTACCACAAGGTAGTGATAGTTCACGTGGTGCAAAACTTATTTCAAATGGATCAGATGGTTCGTTTTGGGGATATATGGGCTATACAGGCGCAGGCTCTGTACAAGGCGGCGGAGCATGGAGATATAGATCTATATACACACATGGTTATTTGGCCGCAGGGTACAAAGGTTCTAACCCATGGCGTTCAGTAAACAAAACATGGCATGCTACAGATAGTACTTTGTACTGTGGAGAACAAATTTCAGGACCTCAATCATACTGTGACGGTTTTTATTCAGACTATAATGGTTATATTCAAGCAGGTCCTACAGGTAGAGCATTTAACGCTGGTGGCGATTGGATGGCAAGTTACGGATTAGCAAACGGTACTATACGTATGTTTACAGCAGATGGTTTTTCATCAGCTGGACTGAGTTACGGTTATCAGGGTAACGATCCAAAGAATGAAGGCTTAACATACGGTAGTGGTGGTTTTACAAATCACGTAGGTGGTATGAGATTAAGTACATCAATAGTTGATGCGGCAGGAACACAAGACATTAAAGGTCAAGGTGGTTGGATGAATGGTGGTGGTACTAGTACAACACACCGTATGCATTTTCCAACAGAGGTTATGTATACTGGATGGGATAGTGGTAACTCAGGAAGAGGTACAGCGGCCGCAGGCGAAAGTCGTGGTTATTTCCAATGGTCCGGCACTAACTACAAATATGTAACTTGGAGTAACAGCACTTGGACATCTAACTGGCCACAAGGCGGCGGCTGGGGTAAAGATAACCACTGTAAAATACAATCAACAAAATGGGGTCATCATTACATCGGTACAGGAAATAATGTTACATCAGGTAAAGCACGTTTCAGCGATGCTACTGGTGCTACGTTAGCAAACTTTAGTAAAGTTAGATCCTATGGCGAAGACAATCCAATGGACGGACAAGATTGGGGTTACATCATGGGACACTATGATGGACAGCAAAACAATCATACTATTAAACAAACACACTCAAGTGATTCAGAAGTAACACTTGGAGCGAATGCAATGCCTAAAGGACACTATGGACAGAGTTCCGGAGCGTGTTCAACAGCGGCGGCAACGGTTATCGGAGGAGGAATGTAATGGCGTTTTTCTTAGGAGCAAATGAAGTAAAACCGGTACCACCGACTAGTACAGCAGATACAGGTGCAAAACTTATTTCAGACGGTAGCACAGGTGCAGGTTGGGGATATATGGGAGGCGGCTTCACACAGTTAGATAATAACCAGTGGAGATATAGATCTATATATACACACGGATACTTAGCAGGTGGTTATAAAGGTTCAACTCCGTGGCGCTCAGTAAATAAAATTTGGCACAATACAGATACTACTGTTTATTGTGGAGAACAACTTTCTAACTTTTGTGCATATACAAATGGCTTTTGGAGCGATTATCATGCATATATTTGTTCAACTAACGGTTACAATAATGCACACGATCAAATTTGTTCATACAGTTTAACAAACGGATCAATTAGAATGTTTACATCAGATGGTTTTTCATCATCTGGAATTGGTTATGGTTACGTAGGTAATGATCCTAAAAACCAAGGACTAGGTTATGGTACAGCAGGTTTTGGTAACCACGTAGGTGGTATGAAAATGAATGTAAACAGAGTTGATGCACTTGCATGTGAAGATATCAAAGGCCAAAGTGGTTGGATATCAGGCGGTGGTGATACAAGTACTAACCGTATGCACTTCCCAACAGAAGTTATGTATACTGGTTGGGATTCAGGAATGTCCGGGCGTGGAGATGCAGTTAGTGGTGAAAATCGCGGTTACTTTAATGGTAACGGTAACCAGTATAAGTACGTTACTTGGGCAACAACAACATGGACAAACGGTTGGGACCAGGGTGGCAACTATGGTAAGACAAGTTACCAAACTAAGAACTTAGGTTCTAAATGGGGACATCTTTACGCATTTACAGGTAACAATGTTACATCAGGTATTGCAAGATTTAGTGACGCAACCGGCGCCACATTAGCAAACTTCAGTAAGGTTAGATCTTATGGAGAAGAAAACTCCATGGAAGGTCAGGACTGGGGATACGTAATGGGTCATTACGATGGCCAACAAAACAATCATACAGTAAAACAATCATATAGCAGTGATAGTCAGACTACAATGGGAGCGGCGGCAATGCCTAAAGGGCATTACGGTCAAAGCTCAGGAGCATGTAGCACTGGAGCTGCCACAGTTATAGCGGGAGCAGGATTCTAAAATGAAATATATAATTACAAAGACAGAAGCGATGAGACCATATTTTGGTATGTCTGAAAACGATCCAAACATGTACTGCAAAGACATGTACACCTTATTTGATTTAAGTTGTGTAGAAATTGCAGAACCTTTATTTGATACAATATATCCAACTATACCAGCAGGTTACGAAGAAGTATCAGCAACTGAAGCTAAGTACGGAACGTTGTTTTTCTCAGAAGTAAGAGATACTGTTAAGATTTGGAATAACGAATATGGATGGGCAGAAACTGCTGATATTCCAGAAGAGCAAAAAGTTCCTTTTACACTTACTCCCGAGATTAAGGAAATGATACGTACATTTATGTACCGCTTTGCAAAAGAAATTATTGAAACAGAATACAATTATAGATTCCGCCACTTGCATAATACTACTGAATTAGAAAAAGCAAGTTGGGAAATACAAAAGCACGAAGCTCGTGAATGGTTAACTTACGCTGACGATCCTGCACACGTAACACCATTCCTTGATTATCTTGCTGTACAAAGATCAATGGATAAAACTACTCTTGCAAATAAAATTTTAGAAAAGTCTGAACAGTATCAAGATAACTTATCTACTATGCTAGTTGAATACCAATCACTAATTAAGCAGTTTAAAAACTCAGGAAGTATTTGGGATATAAACATATTATACGAAAAATACCTTGGTATTATGATGCCAGCGGCACAAGCTATGTCATTAGGACTTATGGATGTAGGCGGTGTACGTATATTTGAAGACCCAGATACTGGTGAAACAATGGTAGATCAAAACAATCCTAAATTTGGTAACAAGCTCAATTTCTAACTGTTAGAAATAGCATCTAAGTAAATAAGTATAGTCAAAAGACTAACTATTTCTTAGGAGAAAAAAATGAGTGAACAAGCAAATAATGCTGAGAAAAATAATGCCAATGCGCATATGGCATTAGAAACTAGAGTAAATCCATACGACGGATTTGAAGAATTTTTTAAGTTATCAGAACAAGACAGTAAAATACTGGACGGTGCATTAAACTTAAATAGTGGACAATCAGCGTATCAGTCAGAGCATTTTGTTGCTGACTCGCAACTTACCCCATATAGAAAATTAAAACAGTGTTTGTTAGAATTAGAAACAAGACACCACTCTTGGCATAATATTAACAACAGTTTAAAACGTAAACTAGTTGAAGTTAAAATTGCAAAAAGAGACTATGATGCATGTCAAGATGAATTACAAAAAGAACTAATTGCAGTTGACATTGAAGACATGGAACATGATGTTAAAGTATGGAACCGTAAAATTAGACAAGCGGCAGAAGAAGTACAAACATACTTAAACTTAACAAAGAAGATTGCTGGTGATGATAATGAATTATTAGACAAAGCAATGTCATACGATCATGAAGAAGAAAGAAAATATTGGGTAACACGTATGGCTAAACAAGCGGCTATGGATATGGTATCCTACGGACGCATTGGTTCAGGTAATATGGATTCAATTGCTATGATGCCAGAAGAAGATCAAATCGAAGCATTGGCAACAACTATACAGTACAATGAAAGATTACAAAATGGACTTGCACAAATTGCAGGTGCAGTTAATGAAGGCCTTTTAGAAAATAAAAATGCTATTCCAAACTATGACGTACCAAGTGTAACAGATAAGTTAATGGCAACACAAATCTTAAGCGGCAAATCTAAAGACAAGGAATCAAATGTTCAGCATACCCCTGAATCCAAAACTGGACCAGAAACAGTTTGAGGAATTCTATCAGTTTCTGATTGATTATAAAAGTTACATATACGATGTATACATAACTACTCGTATACCTCCTTTTGATCAGGATGCGATGGGAGATATTTTTGTAAATGACCCGAATGACTTGATTGAAAACTCACTCATTATTCAAGACAAGTTAGGCATTCCAGTGTCTGCTACATTTAATAATACTCTTGTGCGACCTGATCAAAAGAACTTAGATTTATGGATTGAAAACTTTAAAAGTCTATATCATCATAAAGGCATTAGGTCTGCTACTATCCCACATACACACTGGGTAATGACAGGGCAAATACAAAAAGAATTCCCTCAATTAATGATTAAAAATACTATATTACGTGAAGTAAACACTGCGGCTGATGTTGCAAAACAAGCAGAAGCAGGATTTCATTACATTAATATTGACAGAGATTTAGTACGTGATAGAGATACTTTAAAGAAAATAAAACAAGTTAAAGAAAAGTATAATGTTAAAATAGCAATACTAGGCAATGAAGGTTGTGTAGGTAGTTGTCCTGTAATGCCAGAACATTTTGAATTTAATAATTCAAGAACATCAACAGGACCACAATATTTTAATGATGCTATTAGTCGTATAAGTTGCCCTAAGTGGGATATTACAGAACCAGTAACAGCATTAAAAACAGCAAACATTCCGCCTTGGAGACAAGATTGGTATGAGATGTTATACTATGTTGATGTTATTAAGATGCACGGCAGAGAAAGTGTAGCACAGTTATTTTCTACAATGGATATTGTTAAGAAATATGCAAAAGGAGAAGAAATATTATTTTCTGATTTTGATGAATATATTTACGATAAAAATTTAGAAGGTAAGCCCATCCAAGCATGGAGAGAATTTATTAAGAATTGTAAGTTTGATTGTTGGGATTGCAATAAATGCGATAACTTATATGAAGCAAAAAATGGTAAGCCTCAACTAACAATTAAAAATATAATAGTGGAGTCAATATGTGGCGCATACACGGACTAACAAGTCACAAAGTACAAATGCTACTAAATCAGTTATGTCGTTGCGGGCAATCTTATTTAGAAGTAGGTTGCTATTTAGGTGCAACAGCGGCAGCCGCACTAGACGGTAATAAACTAAAAGCATACTTTGTAGATCATTGGGAAGAGCAAGTACAGCCCTTAAGAGATGATCTACCACCATTACCAGAAAATAGTAAAGAAGACTTTGTTAAAAATATCAAGTACTATAAAGGCGAAAACAAAATTAAAGTATTTGATTCAGATTTGTTTGATGTAGATCTTGACCAAATTGATCCGATTGATATTTTCTTTTATGACGGTCCTCATGGTCCGCAAATGACATTTAATGCTGTAAAGTACTATGCAACAGTACTAGCTGATCAAGCTATAGTAGTAATAGATGATGCTAATTTTGAAGGTAGTGTTAGTGGAGCAAAAGCCGCACTTAAAGAGCATGGTTTTAGCATATCATTTGAACGTCTTATACTTGAGGAAGAGCCCGAAAACGCCGAAGGTTGGTGGAACGGAGTTTTGATATTAGGTGTCTCTCGTCCTTCACTTTCTAAATAAATACAATATAAGTTTAGGAGATTACAGTGGCAGGATCAAGTTCAGCACCAATTGTTGATAGATTAAGAATCATACCAAGAGCAGACGACTTTCTTGATAGAAATGTTGGCTCTAGTGGAGAAGTATTCTTTTCAAGAGACACAAACACATTAAGAGTTTACAGTGGTAAAGACGTATCAGGCTTTGAAATGGCAAGAGCTGATTTAAACAATGTAGACTTAACTTCATTTTTACGAACATCTACTTTAGCAACTACAAGCGTATCAGCACTAAGTGATGTAAATTATGTATCTACACCTACAGTAGGACAAATACTATCTTGGGATGATACTTATCAAGCATTTATTCCAACAGACGCTGACTTGTCAGGTGGTAATTCATCTATTGACGTATCAGAAACTGCTCCAACAACACCGGCATCAGGTAACTTATGGTTAAACACTGCTACAGGTAAATTATACATTTATATCGATGATGGTACAAGTACACAGTGGATTGAACCAGCAACAACTGGCGGTGGCGGCAGTAGTAATGCTACTACACTTGCAGGACAATCAGCAAGTTATTATTTAGACTATAATAACATTACTAACACACCAACTATTCCAACTGATATTAATAGTTTAAGTAATGTAACAGCAACAGGTCCGTCAGATGGACAAATACTAAAATGGAGTACATCAAACAGTGCTTGGGAATTAGCAAGTGATCTTGTAGGTGGCGCAGGCGGCGTACAACTTTCAGACTTTAGTATTACTGCAAATGCAGTAGGAACAGCCGCACTATCATATGATAATACAACAGGTGTGTTTACATATACACCACCAGATTTAAGTTCTTATCTAACAAGTTATTCAGAGACATCAGGATTAAATGATGTTGTTTCTAGAGGGTCAACTACAGCACAAGCAGTAACTATTAATAATACATTAACAGTAGGAAATGTAGTTACAAACGGTTCGGGCACACCGGAAATAGTAAGTACAAGTACAATTACACTAGATGCTCCAGATGGAACTATAGTACAAAGCGGTCCATTTAGATTGCCAAGTTTTACTACAGCACAAAAGAATGCTCAGTCATCAGTTAATGGTGATATGGTATACGATAGTACACTTAACAAAGCACAAGTGTATGAAAACGGTGCGTGGGCTAACTTAGCATAATGGAAAAAGAATACGCAGTCATAGTTAGACGTGATCAAAATATTAGCGAAGTAGAAGCTGATATTATTGCTTCTACTGGAAGCGGTCCAATACCTAACAGAAGCGTGGAAGTTGCTAACCCTAGACTAGGGTCAACTCGTATAACACATTTTATGCTTACTGATAAAGAAGCAGATAATTTATCAACAGATCCAAGAATACTAGCAGTAGAAATACCACCTGATCAAAGAGACGATATTGAAATAGGTCTTAATTCTAGACAAGCAGGTAATTACTGGAGAGGAACATTTAACAATGCTAATGATCTTAATTGGGGACTTAGACGTTGTATAGATGCAACAAATCAATACGGTACAAGTACAACAATTTCAGGAGACTACCTTTATACGTTAACGGGCGCAGGAGTTGATATTGTAATACAAGATAGTGGCATACAACCAGGACACCCTGAATGGGAAGATGAAAACGGAGTTACTAGACTAGTACAACATGATTGGTACGGAGTAAGTGGAATAGCAGGAACACAAAATGCTAACCATTACAGAGATAGAGATGGACACGGTACACATTGTGCAGGTATTGCCGCAGGTAAAACATATGGTTGGGCAAAACATGCAACTATATATTCACAAAAATTAGCAGGACTAGAATTGATAGGTGCTACTGACGGCACTGGTATTCCAGTTGCAGATGCATTTGATAGTATTAGATTATGGCACAATAATAAAGTAAGTGGCAAACCAACTGTGGTAAACATGAGTTGGGGATATAGAAGTACTTCAAGTGTTGATCCTTCAAGTGGTACGTATAGAGGAACTCCATGGACATTTTCAACACAAACTGATGCACAATTATTTGCAGACTACGGTATAGTTACACCTAACGGAAATGGGGACAGAACATTCCCTGCACAAAATGCTTTTGCTGATGCAGAAGTTGAAGATATGATTGATGCTGGAATTCATGTTGTTATTGCCGCAGGTAATGATAGTTACAAAGCAGATGTTTCAACAGGTAATGATTGGAATAATTTTGTTTCTGTAAGTGGAGTATCAAGACTATATCATAGACCTAGTTCACCTTATTCTGACAGAGCATTTAATGTTGGCAACATTAGTTACGTTACTAATGGCGGCACTGATCAATCAGCAAATTCTAGTAAAAAAGGACCTGGTGTAAACATATGGGCACCTGGTACTGAAATAATGAGTTCATCAAGTAATGAAGCTGATTCTGGATATACAACTTATGATTATCCAGGTAATAGTAATTACAAAATCATGAAGATAAGCGGTACGTCAATGGCAGCACCTCAAATAGCAGGACTAGCGGCATTACACTTACAAGCAAACTCATTACAAACCCCAGAACAATTAGTTACATTAATGACTAGTGTTAGTAAAAGTGTTGTTTATGAAACAGCAAATAATGATACAGATTATGATAATACTAGAAGTATTTTAGGTTCACCAAATAGAATGATGTTTAGTAGATACGGCGTAGAACGTCCGTATAGAACAAATGGATCTATGACGTTTACTAATTCACTAGCAGTACTAAATGAAGACGGACCTCAATTAGAAACTAATGCTTGGTTAGATGACAATGGTACAAATGTATCAGTATCTAGTATTATTTCAGGAGTTGCTTTACAAGTTAATGCTGTACTTGCAACCAATCCATCAACACCATTTAATATACAAGGACGTTTAAGCGGTGCTACAACAACTGTATCTGCTATAAGTGCTAATACAGGAACTATATTAGAAATAGACGTCAACAATTCATTTGGATTTCAAGTAGGAGAAGGGCTGAACATTATTGCATAAATATTGTAACAGCAAGGATTAATATATGGCTTTAAATTTTCCAGACGCACCTAATGCAGACGATACTTATACCGAAGGTAGTGTAACCTGGGTATATGACGGCACTGTATGGAACATACAAGCAAGTTCTGCATCATCAGATCAAAACTTATTTGATACAATTAATGCAGATACAGGAACAGTAACAGCATCTAATACAACTGATGCATTAACAGTTGCTGGCGGTACAAATGTAACTACTGCTATTGTTGGAAAGACGCTTACTATTAATTCTAGCGCAGTAGGAGGATCGTCAGATGTTATTAAAACAGTTACTACTGATGACGGATCGTATACAGCAAGTGGAGAAGATACTTTAAAAATATTAGGTAGAACAAATATTTCTACAGAGCTTACTACAAATACAAATGAATTACATATTGATTTAGACTCACACAGTATTGACTTTTTAAGTGATGTTGATACAACAACTTCTGCGCCAGCAGTTGGGCAAGTGTTAAAGTGGGATGGTGTACAATGGGCACCAGGCTTTGACTCTACAACAGGCGGCGGTGGTACTGATGCAGATACTTTTGATGGATTTGACAGTACCTACTTTTTAAACTATAATAACTTAACCAATACACCAACTGTTGCTACACTATCAGACTTTAGTGTAGGCAATGAAAGAACACCAGACGGTAATGGTGCTATTGAATATGATAATACAACAGGTGTGTTTAGATATACACCACCAACACCGGGCGGTATTGGTGCATTAAGTGCAGAAGTAAATGATTTATCTGATGCAGTTACTTGGGCAGATGTACCAGATGCAAATATTACACAATCAAGTGTTACACAACACCAAGCCGCACTAAGCGTAACAGAATCACAAATTAGCGACTTAGGTAGTTATATTACAGACTACACAGTAGTTGCTAATGACTTAAATGCTATTAGCGTGGGCGCACTTAGCGATGTTGATCTTACTGGAGTTAGTAACGGAGAAGTGTTAGCATGGAACAATACTAACAGTAGATTTGAACCAGCATCTCCTGCAGGATCAGGCGGTATTGCACTAACAGATTTAAGTGTAACATCAAATACGCCAAGCGGCACAGGCACACTTACGTATGACAATGCTACTGGAGCATTTAGTTACACACCACCTGTTACAGGTGCAACTGAAATTGACGATTTAAGTGATGTTAGTATTGCTTGGGTTGGTAACTTACCATTAGATAATAAAGGACAGTTATTAAGTTGGACTGGTAGTACATTTATTAACTATACAGGTACTACTATTGATAAGATTACAGAAAACACATTAGTAGAATTTCAAGTTGGTAATGTAGGTACACAGTCTTACAATTTCTTTCCACATTATTCAGGACAAAATCCAACAATATATGTAATGTCAGGCACAACAGTTTCGTTTAAATTAGACGGAGCTCAAGGACATCCATTTGCTATTCAAGATCCTACAGGAACTACAATTACAGATGCTACACAAATTTTCCATGTACAAACTAATGGTAATAAAACTACTGGCTCATTAGCACAAGGTAGATCAGAAGGTGTATTGTATTGGAGAATACCTGAAAGTTATTCAGGTGGTTATAGATATCAGTGTACTGCTCACCCTGCTATGGTTGGATCAATTCAAATAAAAAGATTTAGTCAAATTTAAGTAGACTATTTAACTCACGTCTTAGATCAACAGTTTCTTTAATAAGCGAATTAATATTGCCTAGTTTAGCAAAGCCTCTACTAGACGAATGTACTGTATCTATACTTTCTATTTTATCTTTAAGGGTTGCAAGTAACTGTTCGCAATGTAGTTTTCCTTTTGGGTTAGTTACTTGTGTAATTGCTTGTTCCCAACGTAAAATATCATTTACGTAGTCGTTATGCTGTGCTAGTGTTCGCAAGTTCTTCTCCTGTTGGAGTTAAGTTATATGTGTCAGCATCATCGTCAATATCGCCGACTTCAGTAAAACTACCACTAGGACTTAAACATTCAATACTTGCAGGCATAAGTGCTGGTACATTAAATACTTGTCCTTCTTTTAGATTTGATTCAAATAGTTGTCCTGTTGCAGTATCAATATAATTTAGTCTAAAATTACCATCGTTAATAAACCAACTTTTATTTTTAACTTTATGAAAGTGCATACTAGTTTTATTAGGTTTGTTAAAGCCTACAATTTTACTATAATATGAATCTGTTTTAGCCCATATTGCTTCGTAACCGTAGGACGTTTGTTTTACATTCTCTGTCATTTATTCCTCTAGTAAATCTATAACTTGAAATACTGTTTCTAATTTAGAAAGGTTAGTTTTATTTTGCAGTGTATTTCGTAGTCCTTGATGTAATGTCTTTGGCCAACAACCAAAGTCAACCCACGCATATCCGCTGTGTTCATCGTTAAGAATAGGAATAAACTCTCCTTTACAGCACACAAGGTATGTATGAAAATTGAACTTTGCATCGTTAGATACAAAAGTTTCTAACGGAATAGTTTTTACAATAGGAGTTGTTTCAGATACTTCCTCAGCAATTTCTCTCTTTAGAGCTTCAAATGGTGTTTCACCATTTTCGTTACCGCCGCCAACAAGTCCCCAAGTCCCAGCAGTTTTACCACCAGCTCTATGTAAAAATAAAAAACGTTTAGTGTCAAGAGCATAGAATAGTTCTCCACTACAAATTATCTTGTTCATACTAGTAATTAGCCGTCTAGGTTAATTGACCAGTCACCTTTGGCATATTCACCGTCTACACTTAGTAGCCATTGATCGCCGTCCCAGTAGTATTGTACACCTGTATTAAGATTTGTAGTATATAAAGTAGTAATTACTTCATCGTTGTATATAAGTTTATCAGCACTTGCATCAAATACTATTTGCCATGCAGTGCCGTCCCATTCAATAATATCATTAGAGTTTGCAACAAAGTCTGTTCCGTTTGCATTTTTCCAAGCATCAGCACCATCTGTATTTGTTGTACTACCAATGCTACCTAATAATAACAGTCTTAGTCCTGCTACTTTAGCAGTAGTTGGGTCATAACGTAATGGATCAATAATGTAGTCTATACTTGAATATTGATTTGCATTACGTGCAGGGCCTTGTACAGTACTATTACTAGGTAATGTATCTCTATCAAAGTCAATTGTAAGTTTAGTTTCGTCTAATGGATTAATAGTAATACGTCCTGCAAGCATTCCGTTTATATCAGGCTTTCTAAAATATGCAATACTTAACCCTGCTCTGTAAGATCCTAATAATGCATCAAAATGGTCTCCCCATTTTATATTACTAGGCAATCCGTTTTTAAGAATTTGTGCTTGACCATTTAAAATTAATACTCTATGTTGTGTGTAATTTTTTACTACTTCTTTAGTATGTCTAGTTTTTTGTTTTCTAGGATTCATTATGCCGTCACCATCACTAGGTGCCGCACCTGTGTCAACAACATTAGTAGTGTTATCTAATGTATCTTGTACAACAGGTTCAGTCATTCCGCCCATACTAAACAAATTAGTACCTTGTAACATCTGTTCAAAATCAACATATCCGTCACCGTCAAAGATGCTTGTAACAATATTTGTAACAACGCCTAAACGTTTTACTTTTGCTGGAGGACTAATATAAATTGGAGTACTAAATGTCATTGATCCAACATCTATTTCGCTATCAACACCTGTTGGTATTGAACGACTACTAAAGTTAACACTATCAAGCATAATAGTTGTTAAACTAGTCCAGTCTAAATAGTTGTCAGTTGTTTGTATATCTAAACTTGGATTAAAGAGCATTAATATTTGCTCCATAATTTGTAATTTCATATCTGTGTTTGTTGACCATAGATCAACATTTACAGTTAGCCTGTATGGTGTTGGCATCAAACGTTCTACAGTATATTGTTTACCTGCTTCATCATTATAGGCGCCCGCACTATCTTTTCCACGTTCTCTAATATGTCTTTTGTTTACATAACTGGAATCACTAGTACGATCTCTATCTAGTTCTAGTCCTGTAATGTAAACAGCCATACGTGGCGCACTAGGTATTTTATTTTCTGAATTATCTCTTAATATTGAGCCTACTTGTCTAGTAAGATCTCCGTACAATACAGGTACTTGCTTTTCAGTGCCATCACCTGTTTGATAACTGAAGTTACTAAACAGACGCATCATCTGTACAAGATACTTTCTTATTTGTCCGTCATAAAAATGTTCAGCCATTAGTTATCTGCCTTAGGTTTTAATACTTGTGAAAGAGCTTGACGTTGTTGCGTTCTTTCATTGTAAAGTGTTATTGTATGCAGTCCTGCATTTTTAATAGCAGTAGCACTTGGTAAAGTTAATTTTACAAGTTGTGTACTGCCGTCTTGACTTGTATATGGCTTTAGTATTCCAGGATAGTTAGTAGCACTATTCATTGGATAGTCTACAACTGCATAACTAACTACATCGATGCCATCTCTAGTGTCACTAGTGTGTTCTATTCTTATATATTTTGCTGACATATCAGCAATGTCTGTTAGCAACTCAGTTTGTCCAATAGTTAATTGCATAAAGTCTGTTGCTATAGGAGTATCGTATAGATAAGTGTCTACATCATTAATAAACGATCCTCTTAGTGTATCTTTAGTTCCATTATTCATTGGAGCTCTCTTAACATCATGTACTTTTATCCAACGATTTTTTTCGTATCTAAATAACCTTTGAGGTAAAAAGTCTGTTCGCATAAAGTAGTCACCGTCTACAGAGTTAACTGGAAAACTTATACCGCTACCAAACTGACTTCCGTTAGGTGCAAATTCATCACCTATCAATAGTCCATCATAACCGTGTCCTCTAGGTGTTGCTTTGTCAGTTATTGTACTGCCGTCATCAGCAACTTGTTCTACTGCGGCTCTACCTGTATCTTCATCTACTGCAAGTGTATATAATGCTGTATCTGTATCATACCCGCTTTTAGGAGTATTAGTATTTGCTTCTGCAACTACAGCATTGTTAACATTCATTTCTGCTTCGAATGTTGATAATACATCACGTAGTGTACCATCTTCTGGATAGTCTTCACTTGCTGGTAAGTCAAGTATATCTTTGTACTCTTGACTGTCTACTATTTGTTTTAATTTAAGTCTATATAAGTGTGGATACCAAGTTGGTGAAAAGCCTTCTGCGGCTCTATTAATATCTTCAATAACATAAAAACGTTTTAGTGCAACACTAAAATCATTCATTGCAAATTCATCTTTTAAATGAGGAAGCTCTATAACATCGCCAGGCATAAGTTTACGCCCAACTGTTTGTACTGATGTATTAATATGTACTGTCATAAACAAAGTATCGTTGCTTAAGAACAAACCAAATTGGCTTAGATCAAAGTCAATGTCCTGTACATTGTAAATACCTCTGATAGTGTAGATATCTTTATCATACTTTCTATCTCTATTTTCTAAAAACAACATATCTTGGATCTGTGTATGATCCTTTTCTGTTGTTCCGTCATTCGTACCGATATACTTATGGACAAACAGGTCTGTTCCTCCAATATCGAACATTTCATTTATCTGGCGGTCTAAGAATTGAAAGTCTTTTCCGCGTTCTGGTTTATATAAACTTAACTTTGGCATATACATATTTATCGTAACGATAGTAACTACGATAAATACTATGACGGAGAAAACTAAATGGCAGTTAACCAAACACAAAAACAAGCAATATTTGACTATGTAAACGCCTTCCTGGGCGGTGGTATGGTTGATGTAGAACTGGATCCAATCCACTATGAAACTGCTTTATCTAAAGCACTTAGTAAATTTAGACAAAGGTCTGATAATTCAGTTGAAGAATCTTACTTGTTTATGCCTACTGTAGTTGATCAGAACGAATATGTATTACCAAATGAAGTAGTTGAAGTACGTAAACTGTTTCGCAGAAGCATTGGTTCAAGACCTGCTACATCTGCATCAGGAGGTCCTATATTTACTACGTCACATGTTGCCACAGTTTCAAAAAATCAAACATTTAGTACAAACTATAATTTAAATTCTATTGCAACTGTTGTTGTAAAAGTAAATGGACAAGCAACTACTGATTATGCAATTGACTACACAACTAGAACAATAACTTTTAATTCTGTACAAGCAGTTGGTAATGTTATTGGTATAGAATTATATGAATCAGGAGAAGCAGGTGGCGGATCATTATTTGAACCGTTTAACTTAGCATACACAAATGCATACCTATTATCAAGTTCAAACATGGGCGGACTAGCAACATACGATATGTTTAGTCAGTACCAAGAACTAGTAGGAAGAATGTTTGGATCATTTATTGAATTTAAATGGAATACTACAAGTAAAAAATTAACATTACTACAACGCCCAAGAGCTGAAGAAGAAATATTAATTTACGCATATAACCATAGACCAGATAGTGAACTACTTAATGACTATCTTGCCAATCAGTGGATCAAAGATTATACACTAGCAAGTTGCAAATACATGCTAGGTGAAGCACGTAGTAAGTTTGCTACAATCGCAGGACCACAAGGCGGCTCAGCACTTAACGGTGATGCTCTTAAACAAGAAGCCGCGGCTGAAATGGAAAAACTTGAAATGGATGTAATTAACCAAGTTGCTGGTGGCGTAGGTTACGGATTCACAATAGGCTAAAAACCACCTAAGTTAACGCTAACGATTTTGGTTCCTTGTAAATACAATATAACAAGGAGGTCCCACAATGTGCTCACCAGAAGTGCGTAAAGAAGCCAACCGTTTAAATTGGATTATCAAAGGTAAACTTATTGATCTATCCTGGAGCGACATAGAAGTCGAAAAAACTTACCATTCATATTTTAAAAGACTTTGGGGAAATAACGAAAGTTATATCCATGAAGACGGATTTGAAGAAGCATGGAAAATTCGTCAAGAAGAAATGCTGTCTGAAGAAATGGTAACTGTTGCCAATTTAGGCTACGATTAAGGTTGACATTAACTTTGTAATAGTATATACTGTAAAGTATATTCAATAAGGAGTTATGTGTGTTACCTAAACTATTAGTTGTTGGACACGGCCGACACGGTAAAGATACTGTATGTGAAATGTTAGAAGCATACGGATATACGTTCCAATCATCAAGCAAATTTTGTTCAGAACTTTTTATCTATAATGATTTGAAAGATCAATACGGATATGCTAATGAAGAAGAGTGCTATGCAGATAGGCACAATCATCGTACTGAGTGGTATGATATGATACACAACTATTGTAGCGATGACCTAGCACGTTTAGGACGTAACTTATTTGATCAGCATGATATCTATTGTGGACTACGTAACAAGCGTGAATTCTTTGCAATGCAAAATGAAGTAATATTTGACCATGCTATTTGGGTAGACAGAACAGATCATTTGCCCTTAGAAAGTTATAGCTCTATGAGTATTGAACAATGGATGTGCGACTACACTATTGACAATAATGGTACACTAGATAGACTAGAAAAAAATGTTAACGTGCTTATTAAAACAATATTTAAAAATCGGGGACTAAGTCTCCCTGCTTCCACACAACTCCCTCTTTTTGCAGAATTCTCTGACAGTTAGCACATATTGTTTTTAAGTTTTGTGGACGGCAGTTTTCTAAATTTCCGTCTATATGAAACACATTAAACTGTTCTGAGTGTTTAGATTTATAATTACACTTCTCGCAACTGCTCTTTTTCTCATAGCCTCTTTGCTTCCATTTAGGTATTCCATGACCTGCTCCATTACGTAAGCAACGCTCACACAATGACCTATAGTAAGTTCTACCATCTTTTTTATAGTTTATAGCCGCAGGACGTTGTCCGCATTTGCATAAAGGTCTCATACTGTATTTACCTCACCTTTTCGGTACCTTTTTTTATGGTATATTACAGGTGAATTATTCTTAAACTGCTAAATAACTATAACAAAGACTCATTCATTATTAATAGGAGAAATATAATGGCACTAACATCACCAGGAGTACAGGTTAGCGTAGTAGACGAAAGTTTTTACACACCCGCTGAACCAGGTACAGTACCAATGATATTCGTTGCCACCGCCGCAAATAAAACAAATGGCGCTGGTACCGGTATTGCTCCAGGATCACTGAAAGCAAACGCAGGTAAGCCTTACTTACTAACATCACAGCGTGACCTTACAGAGACATTTGGAGATCCAGTATTTTATACTGATACAAACAACAATCCAATTCATGCTGGAGAGCTTAATGAATATGGATTACAAGCGGCTTATTCATTATTAGGTGTAAGCAACAGAGCATTTGTTGTAAGAGCAGATGTTGACTTAGGCGCTTTACAAGCAACAGCAGATGCGCCAAGCGGTGCACCAGCAGATGGCGCACTTTGGACAGATACTGCATCAACAGCATTTGGTATATTTGAATGGAACGGTGCGGCAGCATCAACTACAGGCGGACAGAGCTTTGCAGTTAAAACTCCTATTATAATTACAGACGCAACAAAAACTAGCGGCTCAACTCCATATACACCAAAAGGTTCAATAGGCGCAATAGGCGACTATGCTATAACTGCTGGCTTATCAACAATTTACAGAGTATGGTACAAAAACACTTCAGGTAACTGGGTACAAGTTGGTTCAACAGCATGGACTGGAAGTACACCAAGTGCAACTGGAACAGTTGTTGTAACAGGCGGAACTACATTATTAGATTCTGATACTTTAGTACTTGACGTAGCTGGTTCTAACTATACACTAACAGCGGCGACCAGCGGTGGATCTGCTACTTCGTTAGATGATATAGTTTCAAACAGTAACACAGTACTTTCAGGTACAGGTGTTAGTGTAGCAAATCTTAACAATCAATTAGTAATTTACAATGATGGTTCAACAGACACAGAAATTACTCTTGCAGAAGGTGCTGGTAGCCCAGGACTAGCAGAGAAATTAGGCTTTACAGTTGGAAACTATTCTATTCCAGCATTAGCAATTGATCCACATACAAGTGTTCCACAATGGAAGTCAACAGGCTCAGGTCAAGTTGCTCGTCCAAGTGGAAGTGTATGGCTAAAAACTACAGAACCAAATAGTGGTGCAAGATGGAGAGTAAAATCTTACAATGCAGACACAGCACTTTGGGACTTAGTAGACGCACCAATACATGCTTCAAATCACAGTGCATTATATGCATTAGATAAAGCAGGCGGTGGCGCTAACTTAGCAAAAGACGCATTGTATGTACAATCTAACTTTACAGAAGCATCAAGCAAATTAGGTGATTTTGTATTATTTAAAAGAGCGGCGGCAGGTGCAACTACAATTAAAACTGCGGCAATAGCGGCTCAACTTTCAGCAACAGACTATACATTTAAAATAGCAGAGAGTGTTGTAGGTAGTGCGGCATTAGCAACAGCAATAGAAGTAGCATTTACTGCAACAGGTGCAAGTACTGACTCCGACGAAATGGCAGATGGTATTAACAGCGCAGGCTTTACTAACATTGTTGCTTCAGTAGACTCAGACAACAAAGTTGTAATTGAACACAAATTAGGTGGCGACTTTAGACTTGACAATGGTTCAGGTACAAGCCCACTTACATTAGTAGGTTTAACTAACGCGGCAACTAACGTATATGATGCTCCAACAGGCGATTCAACTAATGAACTAGTTGCTTCAAACTGGATGCCAGTAACATCAAGTGCTTCACAAGTGTACGTAGCATCAGCTAACGCACCAACAAGCACAACAGCAGATGGTACATTATGGTACAGTAGTGTTATTGACGAAGTTGACATGATGGTACACAATGGTACAACATGGGTTGGTTACAAATCATTATATGGTTCAAGTAACGGTACAACAGTATCAGCAACACAACCAAGTACTCCAGCAGATCAGGATCTTTGGGTTGACACATCAGACTTAGAAAACTATCCAACAATTTACCGTTGGAACAATGGTGCTCAAGAATGGCAGTTAGTTGACAAATCAGATCAAACTACTGAAGATGGTGTATTGTTTGCAGATGCACGTTATGGTACATCAGGCGGAACAACAACAGTTGCTCCAGCAGGTAGTATTGAAGACTTATTAACAAGTGACTACTTAGACCCAGATGCTCCAGATCCAGCACTTTACCCACGTGGTATGCTACTTTGGAACACACGTAGAAGCGGCTTTAACGTTAAGAAATTTGTACGTAACGCAATTGATGTTACTGCTGATAACGCAAGAGCAGGTGATGCAAGTATGGCAAGTTACTATCCACACAGATGGGTAACTGAGTCAGCTAACCAAGAAGATGGTTCAGGTAGCTTTGGACGTAAAGCACAGCGTAAAGTTGTTGTACAACAGTTACAAGCTACAATGAATAGCAATGATGATATTAGAGATGATGAATCAAGACTATTCAACTTACTAGCAACTCCAGGTTATCCAGAGTTAATTGGTGAAATGGTTTCACTAAACTTTGATAGAGGATTAAGTGCATTTATCGTAGGTGATTCACCAGCAAGATTAACATCAGACGCTACTTCATTAAATGAATGGGGTCAGAACGTTGCACTAGCAGTTGAAGATAACGATGACGGACTTGTAAGCAGAGATGAATACTTAGGTGTATTTTATCCATGGGGCTTTACAAGTGACAACGCAGGTAACAATGTAGTTGTTCCACCAAGTCACATGATGCTAAGAACTATTGCGCTAAGTGACCAAGTTAGCTATCCATGGTTTGCACCAGCAGGTACAAGACGTGGCGGCATTACAAATGCTACAGCAACAGGGTTTATTGATAACGAAGGCGAATTTAATTCAATAGCATTAAACGAAGGACAGCGCGATACACTTTATGCAGTAAGCGTTAACCCAATTACATTCATTAACGGCGCAGGCTTAGTTGCATACGGTCAAAAGACTCGTGCAAGAGGTGCAAGCTCATTAGATAGAATTAACGTAGCACGTTTGGTAATTTACTTACGTGGACAGTTAAACAAATTAGCTAAACCATATATCTTTGAACCAAATGATAAGATCACACGTGATCAGATCAAACAGGCCGCAGAGAGCTTATGTTTAGAGTTAGTTGGTGCAAGAGCATTATATGACTTCTTAGTTGTATGTGACGAAAGCAACAACACTCCAGCTAGAATCGATCGTAACGAGCTTTACTTAGATATAGCAATAGAACCAGTCAAAGCAGTAGAGTTTGTTTACATTCCGCTACGTTTGAAAAATACTGGTGAGATAGCAGGCTTGTAAAGATGATAAATATATATAACAAATTAGGAGCAAAGTAAATGGCTATTTCATCATTATCAAAAATCACAGTTCCATTAGCTTCGGATGCAAGTAACTCTACACAAGGGTTGCTTATGCCAAAACTCCAGTATCGCTTTAGAGTGTCACTGGAAAACTTTGGTGTAAGTGCAGGCGAAGTTACTGAACTAACAAAACAGGTTCAGGATGTTACTAGACCAAACGTAAGCTTCGAGACAATGACTGTTGACGTATACAACTCAAGAGTTTATCTTGCAGGTAAACATACCTGGGAAGCTATTACACTTACTTTAAGAGACGATGCTACTGGTGCTGTACAAAAACTAGTTGGTGAACAACTACAAAGACAGTTCGACTTTATGGAACAGTCAAGTGCGGCAAGCGGAATTGATTATAAGTTTGTAACTAGAATTGAAATTCTAGACGGTGGTAACGGTAACTATGCACCTGAAACACTAGAAACTTTTGAACTATACGGTTGTTACTTAGAAAGTGCAAATTACAATTCATTAGCATACAGTGCTAACGAACCAGTAACAGTTGCATTAACAGTTAAGTACGACAATGCTATCCAAACATCAGGCGCAAGCGGTGGTGGAGTAGGTACTGCTATTGGAAGATCAGTAGCGGCTATAGCAAGTACAACTGGCGCAAGCTAAGTTACTTAATAGTACAACAAATTAGGATTAGGGGCTTCATTGCCCCTTTTTCATTTTATACGCAGTTAATAACATTGGATAAATATTAGTATGGCGAACATATTCAATGGATTCTTAGATAACTTAGTAAACGGCGCACTTAGTCCAAAGGGCGACATGGCCGACTATTCACATGCGGCACGTTTATTCACAGACGACAACTTTCGTTTAGCTCCCAAACAAAAGTTTCTATATCATGTAACACTTAACTTAAACGACAACGTAGTAAACAAAGTATTACCAGGTTGGGTTAGCAGACATACTAATGAAGTTAATATGCTTGTTAAGAGTGTAACTATGCCTAGTTTTGATATTACAACTGAAACTAAGAACAAATACAATCGTAAAAAGAATGTACAAACACGTATAGATTACGGTCCTGTAAATATTATATTCCATGATGATAACAATAGCATAACAACACAGTTATGGACAGCATACTATAACTATATGTTTAGAGATGGTACATATGGTAGTAGAGATGGCGCAGGTGCACCAAATCAAACTGCAAGACCATATGATAGATTTAATACGTATAAAGGTAGTACACAAAACGGCGACCGCTTTGGTTTAGATAACAATCAATACGAACCGTTTTTTACAAGTATACAAATATCACAGTTAGCAAGACATCAATATCTTACACTAACATTAGTAAATCCAATAATTGAAAAATGGTCACATGACACACTTGATAATTCAGCAAGTGCTGAGCCTGTGCAGAATACAATGACAGTAGCATACGAAAGCGTATTCTATGCAGACGGTGCTGTAGCAGAAGGATCAACACCTAAAGGATTTGCAACAGAACATTATGATTCGACACCTAGTCCAATTGCCGCAGGTAGTGGTGGAGGACTATTTGGTAGCTCGGGTATATTAGCAGGCGGTGTTAGTGTACTAGGAGATTTAGCAGGCGGTAAAGCAGACTTAGGTACATTACTTACAGCGGCACGTACAGTTAAAAACGCTAAGAAACTTACTAAAGAAGGTTTACGTAATGAAGCATATCAAGTTGCAGGACAAACTATTAGAACAGCAACAGGAACAAATGTAAGCGGACTTGCTAATACTAGTTTTCCAAAATCAGGTGGTAACGGTACACAAACAACTGAAGCAAAACCAATTACAACTATTAGGCAATCTAAACAATTAGATACAGCAGACTTACAAACAGCATTAGATAACAATACAGAACTAAAAGACTTAGTTGCAGAAAGAGCTGTTGCAATAGGTGCAGTAAGTACACTGTCAGGTTATAATGTAGGTAATGCCGCAGGACTTGGTGCATATGATAACCTTACTGTAAATGAAAAAACAATAGTTAGAAACGAAGTTGATCAATTACTAAGTAATGAAGATCCCAAGATGCTATCCATTACCAACTCCATAGTCACTAAATACAGAGAAGCACAATCAGGCAGTAGTACTATTGCCGCACAAAAGAATCCATTAGGAAACGTATAATATGGCAAATAATTTACCAGCAGTTAAAGCACAAGATAGTGGTGCTGAAGTTAAAGAATTTTTCAATCAATACTTAACAGAAAAAACTTCTTATCCAGCAAATGATGTTGACGCAGTAATAGGCTTTTTTGAAAACAGAGGCTTTGAAAAATCAAGTGCTATTGCAGTAGGTACAGCAATCTTAAATCAAGCAAAAGTAGATGACATAAATGTATTTGAACTTATTGATACACTAAAAGGTATAAATGCAACACAAATGAGTGATATCATTGCTAACATACTAAACTACAGTAGAGAAAAAACAAGCACACTTGGTTTTAAAGTAACTTCAAATTACGAAAAAATTGAAAAGCGAAACATCATATACTAAAATGCCATGGGAAGATTTGCACAGGGAAAATATAGTCTCAAAAATCCTGAGAAGTATATAGGTACAAAAACACCAACTTATAGAAGTAGTTGGGAGTTTACGTTTATGCGTTTTTGCGACGAACACCCAAGTGTTGCTAAGTGGGCTAGTGAAGCAATTAAAATACCATACAAAAATCCATTAACCGGAAAGCATACAATATATGTTCCGGACTTCTTTATTGCATATGCAGACCGTAAAGGCAAGCAACGTGTAGAACTAATAGAAGTAAAACCAGAGAATCAAGCAGTAAAAGAAAAACTAGGTCGAAGTAAGCATAACCAAGCATCTTGGGTCGTTAACCAAGCAAAATGGGAAGCCGCAAGGGCATATTGTAAACAAAAAGGTATATTTTTTAGAGTTATAACAGAACAAGATATATTCCATAACGGCAAAAGACGATAAATAATAGTAGCATATAATGGTATAGGACACATGACCAAAAAACTAGAAGATTTACTCAACATGCCTGATTCGAAAGAAATTATACAACAGGCAGAAAAACAAGAAAAAGCGCAAGCTAAACACGAAGTAGCTCATGAAGATAGTTTTCGTGATATAGCAGAGTTTGATAAAATTACTAGTGCATTACCAGCCGTTAAAGGCTTAGGTGATAAAGCAGATAGTGAGCTAAATGAAATAGCAGATAAAGCACTTGAAGCATATGATGATTTAATGAATCTTGGTATGAATGTAGAAAGTCGTTATAGCGGTAGAGTATTTGAAGTTGCTGGCGGACTACTTAAAACAGGACTAGATGCAAAGGTAGCAAAACTTAATAATAAGTTAAAAATGGTTGAACTACAACTTAGAAAAGAAAAGCAAGATAAAGACAGCGGTGTTACAGAAGACGGTATGATTGCTGGAGAAGGCTATGTTGTAACAGATCGCAACAGCCTCTTAGAAAAGCTCAAAGGACTCGATAAGGATAAATAACTTATATAGGATGGATAATATGGAAACACGATTTCAAGAATTGCTAAACGAGTCTAAAAAGACTTATGCATTTAAAATAGGTATTGCAGGTAATTTACCTGAAGGTTGCGAAGACAGCATCAAAACATGCTTACAAAAGTATGATGTTGCTAGTATGAGCAAAGGTAAAAAGACCCCTATTACAGAACGTCCGTTAGATTTTCCACAATTAGAAAACATGGAAGTTACATACTTCGAAGTTGAACTTAACTATCCTTCCACACAACAAGTATTACAAGAGTATATTGGACAGTGCTGTAACATAGATCAAGCACATATCATTGTAAGAAATCCATTAGAGATGCAAGAGAAGTATCAGGAAATGCCTGAAGACACTGTGTATCAAGCAAAGTTAACAACAGAAGACATGGGTGGCGAAAGCGCACAAGATTCAGTTGGTGAAAACAGAGTAATGGAATTGTTAAAAGAACTTGAAAAAGTAAAAACAGAACGTGAGCACGATCCAAGTGCGGCGGTATCGGAGACAAAATAATGAATATGAAAAAGTTAATAGAGTCGATTGATGTTGCACAGGAAGGCTTACCAATGCCTATGCCTAGTCCAGCACCAGAGATGGACAAAGGTAACCCAGTAACAATGAATGTATCAATGAATGCAAGCGGCAAAGAACATGTTGCAGATTTAATTGATATGATGAAAAACGCAGGCATGGAAGGCGCTAAAGAAGTTGACGCTGATATTATGCCAATGCGTAGAGACATGGAAAGATTACGTGACATAGTTAAAGGTCCAGATATGGATAAAGATATGGACGATCTTAAACCAGGCGTACAAGACGAACCATGTGATAATTGCGGTAAGCAACATGTTGGTGCAAGTAGTTGTATGGACGATATTGAAGCTGATGAAGCATATGCTAACGAACCAGATGAAAAATACGGTGCGATTGACGATGTAATTAATTCAGGTGATGATTTACATAAGTCTAAAGCGGCATATCCTGCAACACAGGGTGGCGACAATCCAATGGCGTTACAAGACGAAATTAAAGAAAAATTAGCGGCTAGACTCAAAGAGTTAATGGCTGGCGATGTAGAAGAAGCAGGCGACCACGATCATGATGATGACGAAGAACATGATTGTCCAGAATGCGGTGCTCCAGGCAAAAAGAAATTAATGGCTTGCGGCTCTTGCGGCTGTAGCTAAAATACACAAATTCAATAGGGCTTCCGGGCCCTATTTTTTTGAGTAAATACAGTATGAGCAAGAGTTTAGACGGTGTCCTTACCAAAAAGGCCAATCAAACAGAAACATTTAGCGAAGCACAAATTGCTGACTTACTAGCATGTACAGATCCTAACGAAGGTTACTTGTACTTTGCTAAGAAGTTTGCTTACATACAACACCCTGTACAAGGTAAGTTGTTGTTTGATCCTTATGAGTATCAGTTGCGTTTGATGCACAGTTATCACAACTATCGCTTTAATATAAACATGATGCCTAGACAAACAGGTAAAACTACATGTGCGGCAATATACCTAGCATGGTATGCAATGTTTGTACCTGATCAAACTATACTAATTGCGGCACACAAGTACACAGGTGCTCAAGAGATTATGGCACGTATACGTTACATATATGAAACGTGTGAAGATCATATTAGAGCAGGTGTTACAAGTTATAATAAAGGCTCAATTGAATTTGAAAATGGTAGTAGAATTGTATCACAAACAACTACTGGAAATACTGGACGTGGTATGTCCATATCATTACTATACTGTGACGAGTTTGCATTTGTGCAACCTAACATCGCAGAAGAGTTTTGGACATCAATATCACCTACACTAGCAACAGGTGGTCGTGCTATTATTACTAGCACACCTAACAGTGATGAAGATACATTTGCTACTATTTGGAAACAAGCAGAAGAAAAGTTTGATGCACATGGCAATGAGCAAGAACTAGGATCAAATGGCTTTCATAGTTTTGTTGCAGAATGGCAAGAACATCCAGACAGAGACGAAGAGTGGAAAGAAGCAGAAATTGGACGTATAGGCGAAGAAAAGTTTAGACGTGAGTATGGTTGTGAATTCCTAGTATTTGACGAAACACTTATTAACAGTATTAAGTTGGCCGCAATGGATGGTAAAAATCCTATATTAAATATGGGTCAGACTCGCTGGTATAAAAAGCCAAGCTCAGAGTTTACATATGCAGTTGCACTAGATCCAAGTATGGGTACAGGCGGAGATAATGCCGCAATCGAAGTATTTGAATTACCTAGTTATGAACAAGTAGCAGAGTGGCAACATAACCAAACAGGCATTCCAGGACAAGTTAGAGTATTAAGCGATATATGTAATTACATTGCTACTGAAACTAAGTCTGATACTAATGTATATTGGAGTGTAGAAAACAATGGTATAGGTGAAGCCGCGCTTATTGTTATCAATGACTTTGGTGAAGAAAACATACCAGGACTATTTGTAAGTGAACCTATACGTAAAGGACATGTACGTAAGTTCCGCAAAGGCTTTAATACTACACACGGTACAAAAATTACTGCATGTAGTAGACTTAAAACTATGATAGAAAACGATAAAATGTCTATAACAAGTAAACCTTTATTATCAGAACTAAAAGGATTTGTTGCAACAGGATCAAGTTTCCAAGCAAAATCAGGAATGACAGATGATCTAGTAAGTGCTACATTACTTGCTATAAGAATGATGGCTGTTCTCAAAGACTGGGATCCAAGAGTGTATAATACATTCAATCAAGCCGAACAAGATGAAGATTATGAAGCACCAATGCCGATCTTCATTAGTAGTAACTATTGATAAATACATTTATGCAGAATTTAGACGTAACAGCAGAAGAACTATTTAATAAGATACGTGGACGCTTTCCAAGTATTACAATTGGTGATGCTGAAGGCAATGTAACTAACGAACCTAAACTAGGTAGATACTTTGATTTTGACTTTGTAAATGAAGGTCGTCCAATTGGTAAAGTTAGTGTAAGTCTAGATGAAAAAAGTGTGGCAGTAGTATACGGTGGCGACTTAGTTGCTACTGAGTCTGATATAGCAAAAAAAGGCTGGTACGATTTCTTAAAAGAACTACGCATGTTTGCAAGAAAACGAACACTAGAATTTGACACAAGAGACATAACAAAATCTAATTTAGATCAAAGAGATTACAAATTTTTGGCAAAGAATCGTGACGGGGATAACGGAATGAACGAATCAAAATTATATGGCACATCAAGACAGTCTTATCAAGACTTTGATGGAGCACGTTTAATGATCAAACATACAGAAGGTGTTGATCAAGAAGCCAGTGCAGGACGCACTAGAAAAATTGGCGCAATATATGTTGAAAGCTCAGAAGGTGAAAGATTTAAATATCCTTTCAAACATCTTACTGGTGCAAGAGCAATGGCAAGACATGTATCAGAAGGCGGAGTACCGCATGATGAGTTTGGTAAGCATATTGTAAGTATGTCAGAAGAAATGAATAAACTACGTAAGTTTAAATCTTACATGGGTCGTTCAGCAGTAATGGCAGAAAGCCTTGCAGAGTATGTAGATGTTGTTAAGCAACGTGTAGGTACAATTAAGAAAACACTAGAATCATTACAGAAGCCAGCATATTATAAAGAAACATTTGAAGCATTTGAAACCCCTGTACTTGAAGATGTTCCTACTGATGTTGCTGAAAATTGGATTGATCAACTTACTATTAAACAGTTCAATGAAGAACTATCAGATGTATTCCCCTACATTTATAAATTAGTAAGTGAAGCAAACAAAGCTGAAGAATTAACTGCTGAAGATTTAATGGCAGAAGTAGCAGGACCAGACAAGTGCTGGCCTGGACACAGAAAAGTTGGTACACAAGCAGGTACTGGCAAGAACAAAGGCAAACGTGTAAACAAATGTAAAAAAATTGAAGGTGCAGAAGATCGCGCCCGTTATAATGCAGATGAAACTCCACGTGGTGAGAAGAAGAAAAAAGTTAGTCTTAAAAAAGCACCGTGGGAAAAAGATGACGAAGAAGTAGAAGAGTCAGGCTTACAACGTTACACAGGTATTAAGAAGTACGGCAAAAAAGGTTTTGAAGCATTACAAAAAGCTGGACGTGAAGGTGCAAGCGAAGAAGAAAAAGGCGCAATCAAAGACAAGTATCTAAGTAAAGAAGAAATGGAAATTGAATCAGCGTTTGAAGCAATGATGGGACAGTTTGCTGAAACACCTACTAACGAAGCAGATGAAGGCAAAGTAGGAACTATGGCGTTATTTGTTACTGATCAAGATGGCGGCGAACACGAAGTAGAAGTTCAAGTTAAAATTGTAAATGGTAAGCCAGAGATTGATCCTAATACATTACCTGGACCAGAAGATATGCTTTATTGGGATGATGCTGATATTGAGCAACAAGCAATGGATGCAATGCGCGACGGTGATATTGAGTTTGACGAAGGCAATGCATACGCACACGCTGTAAAGAAAGCCAAAATGAATGGCAAGAAAAAAGGCGATAAGATAGACGGTCCAGACGGCGACGAAATAACACTTGAAAAGGACGAAAAGACACCATTAGGCGAGTTTATACTTTCTTACTACGATAAAGA